CCTTGTTCTGGGATATGCATAACTTCAGACCCAGGATGTTCTCTACTTATGGAAATAGCAGCATGTTTATAAACTCTATCCTTTTCTGCATCATTTCCATTCATATGTATTAATGCGGGTTTTTTAGATTTTACGAAGCTTTTAATACGGCCTAAGACACTCCAAAGCAGAGTTCTTCCTGTTTTTCCTCCAGCTGGCTTAGATTTGATCTTTCTATCGACCCAAAAATGAACTTTATAAGAGTTTTCAGCTGCCCCTATATTGTCATATCTAATAGTAACGTTATGATTACCATGAGTATACTTTTCCGCAAACCCTTTATATTTTCCGCCTTTTTTCTTCTCTACTTCTTCATTCATCTTCTTTTTAAAATTCACAACAACCTTTTTCTTTTGATGCTTCACTTTTGCATCATATTTCTGTCCAAAACTCTTGGCGGCTCTATCATAAAGATGCCTTTTATAATGCTGAATCAATGGATTAGTATCATAAGCTTCAAAATGATAAGCATGAGGGTTGATTTGTTTCTTGAACTTATGCGCTGAATCTCTAACGCTAAGAAGAATCTTCAGCCCCGTAACTGGATTGAATTTTGGTTTGAGGGCGCGGCTAAAATCATCATTAACTTTGAAATCAACATCATAAGCGTTCTTTCCACGATGGGTATACATAACATTAACATGTTGACCATCCACATGATAATGATGCTCAAACCCAGCAGTTGTTTGTTTGAAGTTAGAATTAAAGTCGCTTGTGGTCTTTTTCTTGAACAAAAGAAGCTCGCCAAATTTGTTTAGTAAATCTCTGACAACCTTCTCAGTAATAAGCATTAAAATTCAAATCTTTCTGTGATTTTTTACTGTCAATGTATTTATACCTCAAATTCGCCCTGATTCTTCCTGAACTTCCACCATACCTTTTTAGGTTTCTTAGGTTTTGGCCGTCTTGGAGGTCTAGCCTCACCAGGGCCTCTATAAGCTCTTCGGAAAGCACCATCATGACGTGCCCCAAATCCGTGTTGTTCTTGATTGTAATCTCCAATTCGCGCCCAAGCATCAAATCTTGTATTATTAAAACGGCCGTTGGTCCGATGAAAAAGAGACTTCCAATTGCCTGCTACTCGCTCGCGTGTTTGAGGGTCTTCTATGTGAGAAATATGATCGGCAGCGACTTGAAAATGTCGTCTTTGAAGCTCTGGAATGCTACCACGTCCCTCTTGAACAGCAGGATTATCAATCGCGCCACGAAGCCTTCCAGCCAATCTACGGCTTCCTCTTGGCATACCGCGAATGATTTGTTCATGATGACCGATAATTTCATCATGATTCCATTCAGGGTTAGCGTTGCGATCTATCCGCAACCAATGAGCTAAAGTGTGTAAGGCACGGCGGCCAAACTCACCCTCATTTAACTCTGCTTTTTTTTTATGAAATCAGCCTCATATTGCTGCTCAACGATATCCATAGCTTCTTCTTGAGAAAATCCATTTTCAATTAGATCATAGAATTCTTCAGTCGCTTGTTGCTCAATATCTTCTCCACGGAAAGCATTTGCCCAAGGCGGGCGAACACCCTTGCTTTTAGCTAATTTGCCATATCTAGATGAGGAAGCCATATTTGATTTAGCTCTTGATATTGCTGAATCTCTTTCGCTGGATAAGGCACTTGAAACACCAGCATGAACACCTTTTGCTATAGCTACACCTCGCTCATGTTCTCCATGCGCCGCTGCAACAGCTTTACCAAGAGCCTTTTTATTACCACCTTGAGCTATCGCATCCAAGGCAGCTTTACCAACGGAGTGAGTAGCATCAGAGTGTTTTGGAACATTTCTTGCATGACTTGCTAAGGTAGAATCAATACCTTTAGCTTGATTTAGATTGCTCTCTGCATCTCTACTTTTACTATAAGACCGCGCAGCTAATTTATCGTGAAATTTTTGTCCGCCTAAAAGTCTTGGTCTGTTATCGCGTATGAAACTCCGAACATTGTTTCTTACACTATTAAATGCCACTTTCGCATTACGCAACATGCCTGGACCAGCAGCAGCTTTTTTCGTAGCAGCTGGTGTAGACGCTGGTTTAGACCAATATAAAGCGCGACTTTGTGGAACAAGTGATCTATTCTTTGCAATTGGCGGTTTTGGTTTGTTGGCGCTTAGTCTTGGATCAGGCATAGAACCAGCACCTTTTTGCTTTTGCATAAATTGCTCTGCTAGCTCTGCATAACCATCCAAGAACCCTTCCTGAATCGCGTTCTTGGCGTTCTGGAGGCGCTGTGGACGAAGATTCCCAGTCCTGGACCATTTATGAAGGCGAAGGTGATAATCATCAAAATCGCCTGAAAGGATATCAACAATCTCATCTTCTGTGAAAACTTTAGCTAGATCATCCACAACAGCATAGATATAATCTTCTGTCATAAGTGATGTGGTATCAGCCATTCTTGTCGCGGACGGCACAAAGTAATGAGACGTAGTATCTTTTGGCTCGTCTTCTTTGTCCTTCTTGTCTTCTTTATCTATTTCTGTCTTTACCATTAGTAATTCTTCCTCATTTAGGGATAAACCGTCCTCAAATATACTTATAATTTCTTCTTGACTAAAGCCTTCTAAAAGCATGTCTTTTACCATGGGAGCAAAGTCTTCATCCCAAGTTTTATCTAATCCTTGTTTCAAGCGCCTTGCTTTTCTCATATGGAATTCTGCCGCCTTTCTATAAGCTTTAGCTTTCTTTTTCCTTGCTTTCATTATTGCCGATGACTCATCATTTGACATGTTTTTCATGACTTTTTCACGAGGAACATGTTTGCCGAGTTTACCTGTTTTTTTATCTTTTGCCTGCACATGCGTCAATTTTCTTGCTTGCTGGCGTGATTTTCTTGCAGTATGGACATGCAGAGAAATCTTTGCTTTGATTCCCTCTTCTCTATCCATAGCATCTTGCGCGTCCTTAACAGCACGCTTTCTAGCTACAGCTTTTTCAGCGGCATCTTGATATAAGGAAGCCAATTTCATATGTTTTTGGATATGCTCATCATTTTCAGCTGGAGCTTTGAGCCGAATTATAATACTCTGAGCTTTCTTGGGGTCCATCATTTTTTCATGCGTCAGATGCTTGAAAAACGCCTTCTCATTGGCTGGCTTTAGACCTTTGCCATAATAGGTTTTAGAGGGAGCATGGTAAGCATATTCACCTTGAGGGTCTTGAAATGCTTTATGATTCTTCCATTTATTATAGAGGGTTTGCGCACCAAGAACCAACGCGCCTCCAGCCAAACCAAGGAGAGGATGCGCCTCGTCTAATCGCTGTTTTTGTCTGACTGTCTTTATGACAATCTTAGAAACTGTCATTATTGACCTTTCTTGGTCCTAGCATTTTGAAACATCTTTCCACGACTGCGATTATTTTCCCATTTCTTTCTGTTCCAAAACATAGTTCTAGAACTTGGAGGAACGGCTCTTGGATCGTTTTTATAGTGATCTTGATGAGGTAGGTCTGAATCGGCGGTGTCTGCCCCAATTTCCCAAGCTTTATGTAGCTCATCCCATCTATTAATATGTCCACCACGGGCAAGATAATAATCTACTCCATTATATTGGCGTCCTTTATCATCACGCACAATTTCAGGCTGTTGCTGAATAACTTTTGGTTCAGGCATCGGAGGAAGTGGTGGCATCGGAGGCGGTCTTTTTTGGGCCTCTCTACCTGTTTTTTCTCTTGGAATCAAAGTGCCTGGAGAAGGTGTAGCACTAATATTTCCTCCAGCTAGGCGCTTTCTAGCTCTTGCCAGGGTTTTAGTTTCTTGTGGTTTTGTTTCAACAGGCGTGAATGTTGTTGCTGATGGTGGCGCTTTCACAAGAGCTTTAGCAATAAATGCACGTTCCTTGGCCGTTAGTTTAGTTGGCTTTGGTGGCGGCGTTGGTTTTGGAGCTAGTGTTTTTGCAGCTTTAGTTTTACCCTTTGCCTTTGGTTTCTTAGGTTTCGCTTGGGGGGCTGGTTTCTTTTTCTTAGTCGCAGCAAGTGCTTCTCTTTGAGATTTGACTTGAGCGCGAATGGCTTCAAGCTCGGCTTTGTGTTTCGCAGCAACAGCGGCTCGCTCTTGGCGTCTTACTTTTGCATGATACTGCTTTACACTGTCCCATTTTTTACGCTCTTGCACTGCGGTTTTCAAAGTTCTGGCAAGAGTATAAGGATGAAGAGTGCTCGCCGCAGCTTCAAATTCTCTTAGTTTTGGTTTTTTCTTACCACCCATAATATGCTTATGAATAATTTCTTTAGCATTAGTGGGCTTATTCTGTTTTGTACGTCTGGCACGTTCTGCACGGGCTTGCTGGCCAATTGAGTCCTTGCGTCTGGCTAGCTGTCCAAGCGTTCTTGCTGGTGTTCTTGCATTGACCACATAATTCTTTGCGGCTTCATCCAAACTCTCTTGTTGAGAAGCACGTTTGGCAGCAAAAAGTGGCGCATAATGCTCAACATATTTGTGCATAAATGAATTGAGATGAGGACCACCCTCTTGAGTAACATTATTAGGTTGCCAACCCTGACGATGCATTTCAACATTAGCAAGGGTAGCAGCATGTCTTAGAGTTGGAGGAATGTCATGAACACCATCATGTAGATTATTTGAGTTCATTCTTTGATGCATTCTATTGACATGGTTCATCAGATGAGGAACATCACGCCAACGTCTTGCAGTTGAGTGTTGTTTTACTACTGGAGCAGATGCTTTTTGATCTACATGAAAAAATCGGCTACGTCTTATATCTCTAGCTTCAGCAATTCGTCTTATTAACGTTCGCGCCGCACTTGATTGATCCTTGTTTGAGGTGTCATCAATTGTTGGTTCTAAGTTTATAAAAGATTGTTGTTTCACTTGTCGCCTTTTTTTTGCCTTCTTTTTCATTCTTTTTTCCTTGAAACTGTTGTCTTATTTAGGAATAACGTAGATTGTGTCCATTTCAGAAGCTCCTATGTTCTCATATCCATATTGAGCAAGAAACTTATCAATATCTTTATGTCCATGCTCACAAAAAATGACTGGATGATGTTCTTCAAGAACCCTTGTCGCTCCTTTTAAAACCTTATCTTCATATCCTTCAACGTCAATCCAAAGAAAATCCAGATGCCTCAATTGAAACGAATCAAGCGCAAACATAGGAATATCGCTGTATTCTTGATCAACAACTTTGTGCATTCCTGTATTACACATATCAGAACGACGAACTGATACCATTTTATTAACTTCTCCAAGTGCCGCTTGCATTTTGATGATATTATCTTTTTGACAGTTATTAACCAAAGCAAAGTAGTTCCATGGATCAGGCTCAAAAGTGTAAACAACTTTGAATTTATCAGCCAGTAGTCTTGGATACATGCCATGATTACCTCCAGCCTGAACTACGCAATCAAACTTTTTAACATATCTTGCAATTGCGTTTCTATGACTTGTGAGCCAGTTATGTTTTGGACCATCCCAAGCTTGAGTATCAGATATTTGCCAGCACCAGGGTTTGATGCCATCAATTTCTTCTTCTCTTAGGTAGAAAAGAGGTTCATATTCATGCAAAATAAATGGAATCCTTTCAATAAAAAAGCCGCCAATAGAAGGCGGCAAAACAGGAAGCTTCTTCTACTATAACTATTTATTCTTCATTTGAGTCCATCAAACTGCCCTTTATTGAATATTACAAGCTTGGCTATGATACCAAGCTGTGCTGTATAGCTATCCACAGCAAAAATCGCAGCGGTAGCCTCATGAATAAATGCTTCCTTGACGTTATGCTGCCGCAACACCTTTTGCAGGCGTGCGACGATGATCATGATATTCCCTTCTGTTCCGGGAACGTCACAGTTTAGGGGGATATCAAACCGAGGCATGCTTTTTCCTTTCATTCAATATATACTCCAATTGAGTTGCCAATTTAGAAAACGCAATATGACCTCCATCATTTTGTTCCATAATATTTCCAACTTCCATAGTTGATAGACCAGTCATTTTCGCAACCTCAACTAGAGCATCAGCCACAGAATGTATCACATGAGCTTTGTGATCCAAAAACAGCCCAATAGGACAATAAAATGGACCTTCTTCATATCCGAATTCACCACTATTATGGGGACGATTTAGTAGTTTCATGGTCCCGAAACATTGTTTATAATCTCCATTGAGAAGATCAATCCAGGCTTGAAGATTTGTCTCTTGTTCCGGTGTCATTTTTTCCAATTTCCTCATAAAAAAAGGTTGCACAGTCCAAAGGAGAACCATGCAACCTTTCCACCACCGCAGACCAAACGCCCTCAGGAAACTCCTAGCCGCCAACGAGATTGGGAATGAGAATCGTTTCCTCTTTCATCTCATCAAAGTCACTAACAGGCCGACCTGACCCTTTTGGGTTTGGGTCCATTGCCCGATGTGTTTTTTTCCAAAGCACCAAGTCATTGAAAAGTTCCCTGGCTTCCTGCAACTGTTTTGGGTTGTCTAAAGCAAATTGACTGTCCCCAGACCCATCTAGAACTTTCATCACGCGCGCCATATCAGATTTCTCCTAAAAGAAGGTTAGAGAAGATGAGCGGAGAGAGGGAACACCCCGCTCATCTAACGGAGGCTTGTCCTGCTAGGGACGCTAGACATTTACCCTAAGAGCCTAAGGCTGTCAAGACAGTTTGTTCATCTTTTTTTAAAAAATATGCTGGTGTTTCTCCCTGAAAACCACCTGATTTATTGAGATGTTGACATAGTTTGTAAGCCATGTTTTGATTATTATTTTTATAGACACGAATAACTTGATTTGTTTTCTTCTCAACAATGCAGACTTTTCTTTTGCCTATTTTTGTCACTTCATACTTCATTATTTGACATCCTCAAAAATACTTTTATCCATAGTTTCCCAATCCAGTTTTTGTCCAAAAGTAGTGGCATCCATCACGGGTCTTTCATCTATGATATCATCCTGTGCTGATTGTTCCGTGTCATAAAGTCTCATTTTTTTCTTATCAACGCCAACCATAAATTTCCTGAAGTAATTTGGGTCCGAATATCTGTTCTTTAGCTGTTTCACCATGATTTGATTCATTTTTTCCAAGTCTTCGTTCGTGATCAGAGTAAACATCAGATCGGTTGTTTGAGGAAGACCAACGCTATCGGAAGTGTTCTCCATATCAGGATCAGAGTTACGAAACCCTTGTCTATTGATTTGTGTCGCTGTAAAAACTGGAAGATTATATTCAACTGCAATACCCCGTAGTTCTTCCGCAACAGATTTCATATACATGTAAGTGTTGACATTACTCCCATACTTCATTCTTGAAGACGCACAGATGTTTAAGTAGTCCACATAAATGATATCAGGAACAAAGTTCTTTTTGAGCTTCAATTCATCCAGGAGATGCCGGAAGTGATTAGAGCCAGCGCCAGAAGTTGGATACTCCTTGATAATTAGCTTTCCGTCTGTCTTCTGTTTCACTTTCATGATCTTGGCTGTATATTCTTCCTTGGAGAGCTTTTCTAGGTCTTCAATAGGAACATCCAACAAGTTTGCATCAATACGTTCGGCAATCCGTTCTTGAGCCATTTCTAGAGTGATATAAAGAACGTTATGACCAGCTGAAAGATTGGCTGAAGCAAAGTGACAAAGAAACAGCGACTTACCGACCCCTGGAGGAGCCATAACAATAGTAAGAGTTTTTCTTGCAACTCCCCCGCGCGTAACTCTATTGAAAGTGTCTAGATCAAATGGTATCTTGTTTTCAGTTAGATGATACAATTCCCAACGTGAAACATAGTCATCAAAGAAGTCATGACCGATTGCAGGATCGAAGGAAACGGCAAGAGCATCGGCAAAAAGTTTTGTAAGAACACCTTTATCCCCGAGCTTTCCAGCTTTATCATCAAGATAAGTAATTGATTTGCGAATGACATTATAGAGCGCCTTTTCTTTGCAAAATTCTTCCGTTCGCTTTACTAACCAATCAAGTTCAGTTTTCTCAGACACTTCCAGACTGCCAATTGTGGTTTGGCAGTCTGTGAAGTCTTCCTTTGATAAGTTTTCTTGGTTCGCTAGGTCTATATAGCAAATTTCTTTAGATGGTAGTGAATTGTATTTTGTTATAAAGTCCTGAACGATTGTGAATATAAGTTTGTCTGCGTTCTTATGAAAATACTCCGATTTCAAATAGGGGATTACTTTTCTAGCATATTCCTCGTTGTGGAGGAGATGTGAAAGAATCAAATTTTCCAATAATTATCTCTCATGTTCAATCGCTTTATCTAAAGGTTGTGTGCGCCAGTCGGGCCAAGAGCGCAGTTCGTTTTTCTTCTGCTTGGCGACCAACGCAGTGATAATATCGTCTGGAGAGGCACCTTGGCGCCAAGCTCCATCTAGAGCTAGTATAACAATATCCATCCATTCTGACAAGTCATCTGGTTTGGATTCAACCTCAACTAGCTCCTTACGGATGTGATCAACAACTCCTTTAGTCCGATCACCTGGACCAAATGTCTTCTTTGACCAAGCGCACTGCCGTTCTAGATGTTTTCTAAAATCAAAATCAATAACAAATCCAGCCATTATCTCACTTTCTTGATCGCATTGAATATACCTTCATTGCCATTCATCTTGTTTTGATCAACTGGATGATATTGAGTGAGGCGCGCTTGAATTTTTTCATTCTCTTCAGTAAGTCTTCTATTTTCATCAATAAGTACAGCAGCTTTATTTTGTAGATTCTTATGCTCTTGGTCAAGCTTTTGATACTTGGCTAGAGCCTTGATCAATCCTCCAAACATATGGAAAACATATTTATCTGAGGCAACAGATTCAACTGCTTTTGCGAAATCTCCAGTATAATTACCATCAGCAAAAACTGTAGCTACTTTCTCTCCAGTCTTGGGATTGTTGAAATTAATATCATTATTGCACCTGAAGTCGGCAACAAGTGTAATTTCAAATCTATCATCAGTTTGACTAGCTATTTGAACATTCGTTAGTTTTGGCATTGGTTTTGGAGGAGTATTATAAAATTGATTTCCTGCAATCGGTTCGACATATTGATTCTGCAACCATTCAGATGCAGATACTTTCTCCTTTTCGCCATAGTAAGAGATAAATTCATCCTTATTCACGTCATATGATGAGTGTTTCGTCTCAGCCATTATTTTTCCTTTCTAGTGAATATTTGTTTTTAATCCAGGTAGCGAAATCAGTGTGTTCTAGCACTGTGTTCCAAAATTCGTCATTATTTACAATGTCAGCACGTTTATGTTTCTTGCTGGTGCTGTCACCCCTGAGTATCAAAGAGTGACCAGCCTTCTCAACATAACCAGCCTCAATAGCCAAGTCTAGCATACCTGACCACTTTTGTATACCACCATCATGCATAACAGTGATGGGAATGACAGATTTTTCTTTGACGTATCTAGACTTCTCAACGTTGATAATAAAGTGATAACCGATAACGTCTTTCTCTTCCTTCTCTTGACGGCGGCCGAGCATCCAAATGTTATCTGAGCTATAGATTGATCCTGTGCCACCACCAACCACTTGTTTTGAAAACATCTCCAGTGTTTGATAGCTATGATTGACAACAATACAAGGCAAATCTTTCATTGGAAAGTAGGGCTGAACCATTCGGAAAAACGATTTGAGAGCCTTCGCGCGGGCGCCAACATCAGCAACACTTTTGCCAGCAATTGCGTCATCTAGTTCTTTTTTGGAAGCCAGACTACCAACCGAGTCAATAACAACTACAACTTTATCACCACGCTCAATCTTTTCCAATTGTCCGACCGCATCAATTTTCAACTTTTCAACGTTTACAAGAGGTGAATGCACTACTCTATCAGTTGCAATGTCAAACATCTCAAAGTAAGAAGGCGGCGTTCCAAACTCTGAATCATAAAAGAGCATTACACTGTCTGGATGTTTTTTTAGATAAGCAGACGCCAATAGCAAAGCAAACATAGACTTGAAGTGTTTGCTTGGTCCGCAGAGTTGAGTGATTCCAGGCATCAAACCGCCTGTGATACTACCCGCGAGTGCAACATTGACCATGGGATAATCGGTTTGCACCATATCCCGTTCTTCATAAAACTTACTTTCGCCTAATATTGCAGTCTCTTCAATCGTTGAGTTTTGTAATAGTTTTTCTCTGAGCTTCATATTCCTCGTTTCTTCTCTCTTTCTTTCTTATCATTTTTTCTTTATGTTTTTTGTATTGATTTATTTTCTTTTCAGTTACTTTTCTGTTCCATGTCATTTTCTTTAACTTCCATTATTCCATCATCATTCATTGTCCATTTAAATTTAGGAAATGCTTCATTGCATTGATCTACAAGTTCACTAACACATACTGAACAACCACCATCTGCACAAGCAATAATGGACCCAACTATTTTTGCTTCTTCAAGTGTCATTTATTCATTATCCATGTTCTAACTTTATCTGCTTCGGCAACACTTTCAAAAATTATATCCCAGGTGTTACCATATCCTGGACCAACAGTTATCATATAATGAATATTGTAAATATGACAATATTCTCTGATACTATCCATCAAATAAAAGCTATTTACTGACACTATTGTTTGGAGCTTTTCCACTGGCAATTTCCTTTTTAGCGTCTGACATACAACGATAAATATTCGCGCAACGACTACGACCAGAAGGATGAGAGGATGTTTCAGGACCAGCAAAAGACAGGCAAATTGCTTCTATGTCTGTTTCCTTGAGCCAACCATTCCTCACACCATGCTTAGCCGCATAACAATCAGCTGCATGTTCACTTGAACCTACGAAGCCATGACCACATTCATGAAAGAAAACAAACTTCCGAACGATTGGTTTTTCACGCTTCAAAACATAAGGGTCTAGAACAACAGCACCAGGGACATAAGCACCCGGAGAGTTGTTTGGAAGCCTGCGATAAATGATATTATGTTGTGGGCACTTAGCAACAAAATCACCAAACTTGTGTGTATCCGCAGCATCAACCGGACGAATAGCAAGCATTAGAATAAGAACAAGAATAATAATAAGAATCACTAAAAAACCTAGTTTTCTATTCATTTTTTTACTCCACGTCTATACTGTCTTCGTTTCTTGAGCGGAAGTAAGATCGGATTTGGTCGCGCAGTTTTATTGATCGCGCGCCATGATGGACATTGAGTCTGTAAAGACCCTGAGGATCGCGTGATATGTCTACATTGGGGTCATACTGATTGTCCACAAGAATTTTCCACCGATCTACATATTTTCTATCTTTTTTATTACCATGCCAGTGATGTGTAATAAGTCCAGGAACATAACCGATATTTCTACGCAGTCTTTGTTCAGCTATTTCCTGCCAGTTCATAAGATGTTCGCGATAACTATTTGTTACCCAAGCTGGAATAGACCTATGCACTTGACCAATCAAAGCCATTGCCATATGGTGATCAGCAGAGCCTAGAATTGCTTTATCAAAAAGATTGATCTTCTCTAAGGCTGTTCGGCGCGCCGCCCAAGCATAACCACAGTGCCAGAACCCGCTTCCTTTTGCTCCACTCATTACACCTCCATAATAATCTCTATTATCGCCCTTGAACTTTGGAGTGTAACCTGGACCTACTGGCGGACCATAATCATTCTGAAAATAAGACCAGACGAAACCGTTTTGTTGTTGGATAGGCTCATATCTTGGTCCTAAGTCAACAACATGAGAAAACATTTGAACAATATCATAATGTTGAAGTTGATGAACTGTTTCCATAATAATATCTTGTCTTTGGAAATGAACATCAGCATCACACCAACCAACATACTTCCAATCTTTATCCAACTGACAAAGGTATTGAATGCCAAGGTTGATCAGATTCTCTTTATGCCATAACTCTTGATCGGTTCTAAATTGCAGATGCATCGGATTGCCAGCTTGAGTCAAATGAAATGGTCTGTCACCATAAGCACATTCAACAACTAGCAACTGAGCCCCGACATCCTGCATGTGTCGCGCAAATTCTTGAAACAAACGTGCGCGAGTATGATATCTAACTGGATTAGAGCAAACAGCGATTATGTAAAACTTTTCAGTAGGAACAGTGAACACTAATTATATATCCTCTTACTCAAAAAATCCTTCTAAGGTTGAGTTATCGCTTACATTCCAGCCTATGGCATCCAAAATTGATGTAATGGGGTTCAAAAATGTCTTCTCAAACATCAGATCATAGTCTATAAACTTGTCCAAATTTAGCTCTTTTGGTAAATGCCTTGGCGCAGCAATTACAGGTGATAACGACGGATTTGGTGTTTTTAGATAGATGAACTTTATTTTATCACGATCATAAATCAGACTATATTTGTTCGTCAATCCGTTTTTTGACACCAGATTATTGTAAATTATTGAAGCTTTTGTATGTATCGGCGTGTGTTTTTTATAGAGTGTCACGCCATCTTTGTATTTAGTTATCCCATTGACACCACGAGGGAAAGCAATCTCATCAAACGTGCTTTTTTTGAACTCCTCACGATATTCTGCAATGAACTGCTTTATGTCAGCTTCCGTGCCATTAAAGATCAGTTTGATAGCTTTTTTCATGGCATCTCGGGACTTCTGGGGGATAACAGAACGCACGACTTCAATCCCAACGTGCTTTATTTCCGCTTCCTTATAACGTATACCTTCTAAGTCCCAGACGTTGAGAATATATCGCTTCTTTGTCGTCCAAATTGCTTTGTCAATGATGGATTCGCGCTTCATCTTCAGACAATTTTCATAGGCATTCATTCTGCCAGAAAACTCTTGGAATCCTTTCTTGATCACTGGCTGAAAAACTGTCTCAGCATCGCGGGCCAAGATATCAATCGTCTCGGCATGAGTAGCATTAGGATAGAGCTTCTGAACGTAATCCTTGAGTGTAATATAGCATGAATCTGTATCCATTGCAATAACATAATCAACGTTCGCTGTATTCAACAGACCATTAAGAAAAACGTTAAATTCCCTCTCAATCCAACGAATCGCTCGCTGCCCACTCATGGTGATGGCAGAAGAAAGCCGCCAATCATACCAACGAAAGTATTGGTTAGCGAGTCCTCCATAAAGAGAATTTAGCTGAATTTTCTTGGCTTGCTGGAAGTTCCAATATTTCTGTATCTCTTTCTCATCAGCCTTTACAGCCTTCAACTCCAGCATTTTTTTCTTATATTGCGCGCGAAGCTTGAACTGTCTTTGCATTAGTTCAGGAAGAAACCCATGCACATCTTTTCTAAACCTAGCACCATTACTACATTGCGTATAGCTCTGATTTACATAAATCGTGCCATTACAAATCCCTTCATAAAAAGATTCTGACATCTCCTTATGATCAATGAACGTTTCAGGAGAGATGTTTCCCCACATGATAAGATGAGGGTAAAGACTTTCCAAATCAAATGAAACAACCCACTCATACAAACCTTTCTCCGGTTGTTTCACAAACGCACCAGGAATGCCCATAGGTTCAGTGCGCATACTGCTCGGAATAACAATGTTCTTATCCAACAAATAGTTATGAATAATCACATCCCAAAGCAGCACAGAAGTCAGAGAATCAATATAATTAACCTTAGCATCATAAGCAATCGTATAACAAAGCTCTAAATATTTGTTCTTTTGATCAATATCAGCAACACGATCAATATCTGTTATGTTATAATCAACAAATTTCTCATAGTTCTTTTCACACAACTCATCTAACGAAGCATACTCAGAAAAATCTAGCTTTCTTTTACCAGTTTCATGAAAAGCAACATTATCCAGACTATAAGATTCTAGTTTGTAAGGTTTGAACTTGATATACAAATCATAGTAGTCAAGAATTGCGACACCGACAGGAATATAAATTTGTTGCTCTCGACCTTTGATTTCGATCCGTTTTTCTCTCAAAAGACCCCAAGGAGAAAGACGTTGCGCCGCCGCATCTCCAAACAAAAGACGTATGCGATTGACAATGAAAGGAATATCATACTTCTCTACTGCCCATCCTGTCACTACATCAGGCCGAAACTCATCATTCGCCCAGAAGCTAATGAACTTGGCCAGCATATCCTTTTCGTCTTTGCACTTGATATACATCACGTTCTTAGTTTTTGGTGTATATTCTCCCTTCCAACCAAAAACTAGACGCTGATTTTTTAGACCGATACCAATCAAAGTAATAGGTCCATTCGCCTTTTCTACTTCGGCAAATGAACCATCATCAGCTTTACCAGTTTCAATATCAAGATTATGCACCATAATCTTGTCTGGATCATATTCTATATCTTTGAAATTATCGTTTATGTAGGTATAAACAAACCTCTCCAGCCCGAATAGCTTGAAGTTTGGAACCTCGGAATACTTTTTATAAAACTCTCTAGCTTTATAGATGCTGTCAAATTGTTTTTTCTTAACAAACTTCCCATGAACAGTCTTATAGGCCGACTTTAGATCGGTTGGCCCATAAGTGAAAAGATAAGGTTTATAAGGAACCTCTTGCTTATAGCGCTTCCCATTAAGATACCCGTTGACAAGAATTTTGTTCTTATGGATAGCAACATTCGTATAGAAATCAGACATTTTCAAAATTTGGGGCTGCCAACTCTTTTGTCATTAATATCCAATCGCCATGAAATCCAACCGGGAGAAATCCACGTTTCTGAAAAAGTTCATTCTCTTTCGTCATCAACATAACGAAAGTTCCCCCTAATTTCTTAATTTCTTCCAAACGTTTTTCTGTGAGAAGACGTGCAATACCTTTATTTCTTTCCTCCTTGTCAACAACGCATCCATTTAGCTCATAAACGCCATGCAAAATGTGGCTCTGTATAAAGCCAGCAAATCCAATGACAAACTTCATTTTATCTACTGCCACATAATATTCTGGCTTCCAAGAAGAGTTGTCAAATGTCGTGTTTACTTCAGCGAAGATTCTATCTGCTACGTCCGTGCCCCATTCATTATAGAGCAAACGATAGATATCAGGAGTATCAATGATCTGTGCTTTTCGGATGATCATGTTTTCACTCCATTCTTAATGACTTTACTTGCAAACCAATGTTTTTGTTGGTCACTGACATGGTTTGACCGCACCCACTTAGCACAATGACAGTGGAAGGTGTCAAGATAAATTTCGTCTGTCCTACGAACAACAAAGCCTTCCTGAGTCTTTAGATTTAGCTTAGCTGCAACTGACGTTAGAGCCTCAAAAGAAAAAGGGCCGCGATAAAGAACAGGAACAAGGGCAAATTCATGCTCTGTGCAATATTTTACTGTGTCATCCCAAGAAAAACACTCATTTTCTTTCCAGACAGAATGGACATAAAAATAGGACACCAAATCCTTGTAATGGATTGTGTGTTGAGCATACATATTTTCTCCGCAAACACGGATATCTTTTTCAATCACTGATCTTTTCTTTGCCCAAAAAGCTGCCATCCAATCGCGGGATTCGTGCTTTCTGATGCCATTGATAGAACGAGCGTGCCAGTGATCACTATAGAGTGTCGTGTTCTCTCCATCCATTTTTTCAGTGCAAACAATTTCTTCTGAACGAAGATTATCAATGTCTATGAGTTTTTCATCATCATAGGCATAACCTGGAGAAAAGGGGAGATGTGGAGTTCTGGGATATTTCACACTGCTCATGTTTATCATATCCTATTTAGGTCTAGATCACAAAGGAATTTAGCAGATTTCCAGTGAAATGCAAGGTGTTTATCGCCGCGATAGACTTCATTTCTGGGCACAATGTAAACAGAAACAAAGAACCCAAATTCATAGTCCATATAACGACGTGCATCATCTGAGAACCATCTTTTGAGTTGTTTTATTGAATGAAACCCATAGTAAAACTCATTTGGATTTTTACCATCGGCTCTAATTTTTTGTTTTATTGTATATGGTCCTGGACATCTTTTAGCATCATTTCTGTGTGGACCTGGACCGGCATGATATGGTCCTAATTTCTTTTGATTTTCTACTCGGTAAATTTTTGTGTATTTTCTACCATGAGTCATAATCGGTTATGTCTTTGAATACACCGTGGGGTTGATCTTCATTTCTTATTGAAACAACTGCGACTTGACCGATGACACTATCTCTAGAGAGATCGATTCTAATGCGCATCATTTTAGCATTGAATTTAGGAGGTTTGTTTTCCTGGACAAAGGCCCAAAGAGCACAAACCTCCTTATAATTCAAAACAATTTCAGAAACTTTAGACACATTTATTCCAAATTGTATCTATCAACCAGCAAAGTTTTTAGCATGATCTGATAGGGACTAAAAGCTTCCATATCAGCTGCCAGAACGGATTTCAGAATAGAAGGTGAAAATCCGCTCACTAGGGCTGTGCCATTAGCATCAAACTTCACCGGAACGTTGTCATAAGAATTGATGTTCCAGAAAGTTACTTTTGGCATTTTGTAACCAGCCTCGGTATATTTGCGATCAATCATCTCAATCGCAGAGTCATCATGCCGCACACAATGATCAAATTGCATGTCCGACAGGATTAGAAGCATCTCAGGCATTTCTTCCTGAGGCACACGACCTTGAACAGCAGTTTGGAGAATCTTATCCAAAGCCGCATGTAGATTGGTGTTCATCTCCCATTTGGACTTCACCATCTGATCAATCTTCTGGAGGATATTACCCTTCAGATTGAGCAACTGAGGAACAGCAGAGAAAGTCAAGAACGTATCCTTGAACTTACCCTTGTTCTTATCAGCGCAATAAAGACCAAGTGAAACCGCAACCTCAATAGCCGTAAGGCCAGACTTGCTCACTGGCGAAGTCATAGAGCCTGAAACGTCCACAAGAGGAAGAACGCTGACATCACCCATATAGTTGGGCAGTGCTTCCCATTGAGCCTGGATTAGGTTGTTCTCGGTTGAACCATACATAACTCCATAGGGAGAAATCTTACCCTTCAGAACGTCATAGGGATAAACAGCACCCGAATTGACTTTGACACCAACAGCGCGCTCTTCCTGTGGCTTCATTAGCTCCGCTACATACTCCGCATACTTTGGAGTATGACGAAAGAATGCTTTTTTGTAACGTGCCGCAGCAACAGAAGGCACATGAGAGAAATTGATATTATCCCAATCTTTTGCGCACATCTGAGTTTCAACCACGCGCGTTAGCTCAACTAGAAGCTTGCGGTAGTATTTTGGGCTCACGCCAAGAAACTGCCGTAGCTCTTCCGCGTTGGGGCCTTTGCGGGGCATCCACTTGGCGCACAGACCGTTGCCACTAGCTAGAGCCTCCGACATGAGCGCAAAGGCTGCTTGGCGCACCTCGGACGTTTCCAGGGCGAACAGATCGTCCCAGCGGCCAAGCTCTGGAGTCTTGGGAATGAGCTTTAGAACAGCGTCCCGGTCATTCTTCTCAAGGTATTTGAGCAGATCACGGAATATCTGACGCTCACCGGCACCGCCACGGATATCACGCACCCATTGCGCAATTCTCAAAGCAATGTCGCGATCTTCAGCCATCGCAGCAGCAAAGGCCGGAACCACGTCTTTGCCCCTGGAAGCACCAATCTTGAAGAAAAGATCAACACAAGGATTTGCAGTAGATTTACGCGCCTTCATAAAGTTTTCAGTGCGCGCCTCTTGATTCAATACAGCATTCACAAACGTAGTCATTGTCAGTATCCTTTCGTTTTTATACACACAGAATGAAAAAATTCAAGGTTGTATTTTTATATACCCCTTGTTTGTGGAATTGAACCACTAATCTCCCGGTTAGGGAAGATATTTACCATTTTTGTTTTGCGGAACTCATTCTAAAATCTTACAGTATCACATCTTACTACCGATTTCAAGTCAGTTGTCTTGTTAAGACTTTTATGTTGCGGAAGTGATACTAAAAAATAACACTGGTTGCCGGCGACTTTACGCTATCTTTCATCAGTTTGAATGGCACCCGAAGGCACCTTTGATTTGGTTTTGGTTTGCAGAAGGCAGCCATAAACTTTTAGAAACAGATTGTCTTTTTTTACTTGCGGTCGGCGCATTGCTCCTTTTTACGGGAACCGCTCGCCCCACCCTTTCACCATCACCTGTGAAAGCGTCATCAAAATACTCCGTGAAGAGGTCTTCTACCTTAGGACCGTTATTTTTCAAAAACTTTTTAGTTGCTGAAAACAATCTAAAAAAGGTATATATCAGCATCATATAAGTTGCCGATTTGAACGGCTCCTTCTGATTAAAAGTCAGATGCTCTACCATTGAGCTAGTTTTTGTTTGCGGAAATGATGCTAAATTCTATTTATATCAACTGGATAACTTTTTTGCTAATGTTCGCAGCATTATTTTTGGTTGCTGAAATTATCCAAAATTCACTGGTTGGGGTTTTACTATTATTACCAAATAATATTTTGTGCTGCTGTAGCCAACCAAGCTCTCATAATCTAACTTCTATATCGTTGTTTGTTACTCCAATAAGGAAATCAATTTAGATTGGCTTGATGACAAGTGAAGAACCAATCTGACAATAGGATACTATAGGCTAAAGGGAATGTCAACTAGAATCTTACCAATCCTCAATTATTGACACCAGCCCAATATAACACGCGCGTCCCACTCTTCACCTTGCGGTTTGTGGACGTGGACTGAATGAATATGTCATAATCCCCATGGTCGCCGGGAATGAGCTTCACATTACCAAACTCAGGCAAACCGAGAAGTGATCGCGTTCCAGCCCCAGAATAAACCTTTTGTGTGGTCTTATTCTGAATACAGATTCTCTTATAATCTTGAACATTACTCTCAGTCTTTGACAACTCATAGAAAGCGCAACCTTTCTTATAAATTCCAATCTTATTCATGCAAAACTCAAAGATTTCTTTATCATGATCCTTGGAACCGACTTTCAAAAGTTGCACATCCTTAGTGATATCTTGAGCCACCTTTGCAACTGTGCTTGGTTTCACATCAGCTAGGTTGCTATAGAATGCTCTTGTGCTCTTCACACCTCGGGAGCGGGCTTCATAAAAGTCCTGAGTAGCAGCCATTGTAGTATAGGTGGCAGCTTCCATACCTTCTTCAGTTTGATCCCATTCCAGAATATTTCCTTCAGGAATTCCAAACTTCGCTAGGATTCTTTTCTGGCCTCTTGGAACGCGAAAAACAAAAGTCCAACGATCTGTGGCTTGAAGTTTGCGAATTTTTTCTCCTAGAATATAACCACTAATCTTGGAAGAATTCTCTTCTCCATCAGTAATGATATTGAGAAGAAATATTACTTCTGGATCGTTTGCATCAGGTGCATCTTGTAGAATAGAAATAAGCTCATTCACACTATCAAACAATGGCGTGGAATATCCATCTGTGATATATGAACGTTCTGGAATTGGTTGAAGAGCTACGATACTTGAATTGATCGTTTCTCTTTCAACTCTTCCTTGAGAACCAACACCACACTTGACTGTGCTAACGATTGTGTCTTGATTATTTTTGGACGCCGCTTCTTTGATAGCAGCAATCATATCATTGTAATCTCTAGCTGCCGCTTTGGCTAGATGTGTCATAGAACGGCTGTGATCACGGCTAAAGCCTATGTAATTTTTCATATTTTTTATTCTCCGTATTAGTTATATTGTTGTATTAGTAGATACTGTATTTAGGTCGCGATAGCACTACCAACAGGAGGAGGACTCGGACCAATAAATTGTCCATCTTTTACCGTTCCTTTGAAGCCCACGCCAAGTGAATGATCAGGTAGAGCTTTTACACTCTTTCCTTTGTTTGCCAGACGCACCTTTGTCGTAGCAATATTTTCAGCCGTTTGAGTGATCCATTTTTGAATAGCACCATTGATCAAATCGGAAACCAAGGAATAGGGGAAGGCTGCATTTGGACCGATGATAGCCATCTTTCCTTTGATCAAAAATTCATCACCAAGGAGGAGAATCGAGAAGTGTTGTTCTCCTAGACCAGTGATAGAAATCTTGATATGGTATTGGCCTTCATCCTCTCTTGTGACATTATAAAGAGCCTGCGTAAAGTCAATATTTGCAGCATTCTTCACAATGAAGTCACGTAATCCAACTTTCAAGGTGTCCACAAGATCATCAATCATAGGGATGTTCTCCTTTTTAGATTTGGTCATTTACCTTATAAAACATTATATAAAACTAATCAACAACAAATATGACCTGTCCTCATAATTTTTCATAGCCAATTTCACTTGAATAAATGACGTTTTGGATACCAAATTCAGCAATAGCACGCTGACAACCAACACAAGGTTTACTCAGGCCAAAAATAAACTTTTCTTTGGCTGAACTTTCATATTTCATTCGGCATATATAAAGTGTTGACTTTGCTAACTCTTTGAGAGACAATTGTTTTAGAGCCAAAAGAATAGCTTGTGTTTCTGAATGAAGATAAATGGAATCACTGTTCTTACCATACTTGGCCTGGAAGGGATGAGTCTTGCGACGGTTGATCCCTATAGCCACAACATCGCCCTTGTAGACCACAGCGCTCGCCAGACGCGCTTGAGCCACGGGCGGCACTGTGACAGCCACCTTAGACAAAAGCGTTAAAAACTTCTGATGATTGTTGTTTGTCGGAAAAAAGTTCGGCATCTTGAGCATCGTTATCCTTGTTCACAAAAAACGCAAGAGTGCTTTTATAATTTTTCATACATCCTTTTACGAAACTTGTTATTTCATCTTTTGTCATTACAACCTTATTTTTTTCACAATCAACGTATATTAAACCATCATGAAATAGACGATGACAACATGCACACAGTATCACACATTTATGCATTTCTTCTATAATAGATTTTGTAGAAAATCTTCCGGCCAAAAGCCTTGAAACTTCGTCAACTTTAGTTGATGGATCAATGTGATGAAAATCAAGACAAATAGGCACCTGTCTCCATCCTCCACATGCTACACAACATTTCTTTGAAAGATAGTCATTAAAAGCAACAAATCGGCGGTCGTATCGTGTTTTTTGATGTAGATTACGTTTTTCTCTTTTTTCTCTTTTTTTCTTTTCAATTTCAATATTAATAAGTTCAGTCAATACTATAACACTCCTTTCATTTAGACCAACGTTTCATGTAATCTCTTATTTGAGCCTCAATTAAATATCTATACCGAGAATGCCAATATTTATGATGGGTAGGACATAAAGGTATCAAATTATTTGGAGCATTGTTTTCATGATTTTCATCTAAGTGATGAACCTCAACTAACTTGCTTTCTTGACATATAACACATGATTTATCATGATAGCGAAAGCATAATGCTCTATATGACGATAACTTATGATCTGGAATTCTCTTAAAATACTTATTTGAACAAGAATAAGAACACGTTGTTCCTGTTTTATAATTTTTGATTGGGTTTCTACAAATTGGACAGTAAACTATATTTTTTGAGTTCAAATAGCACGATTGTTCGTGTTTCATAATATTAGCAATAGTTCGCGCTTCACCACAAAAAATGCAAATTTTATGCGTATTAAGTGCTATTAATCTAGCATGATTAATTGTATTCTTAGTCAGTTGAAACAAAACCGCCCATATTGATGCGGAAGATCAAATGTTTCAGCTGTTGAATACGAGTTTCTTGAGCTTCTATTGCATCAGCACGGCGGCGCAAGATTTCTGATTCTGGTATAGCTATAGTTTGAGTACATTGCAAACCGGGGTCTAGGTCTTTTGAAATTTCTTCCAAAAGTTTGATATCTTCATGTTGAAGCTGGTAAAGGGCTTGGTAAGACATTGACATCCTCTTTCACTGTTCCTCCGAGAGCGGAACTTGATAATGCTTGCGGTTGTATTTTTTCTTCAGGCGGGTTCGTTTCGGCTTGAACGGGCTGTTCTTGCTGAATAATTCCGTCGCTCTGATTTTCTGGTGTTTGGACAAGCGGTTGCGGTTCTTCTTTTTCATCTTGAAGTCGTTTTCGTTCTAGTGCCTCTTGGAGTGTAATGAAACTCCCATCTGGTTGTTTTCTAGCAATGCCTTTTGGCCAACGAGCTAGATTTTTCAGATTACTTGGCATATGTCCTTTCTTTGGACCTGATTTTCCTCTTACTTTTTCTGAAAAAGCCACGGTTTCTGGAGATGGTATCTGAATTTTTGCTTCCGTTTTCTTTTCTAATGATGCATTGTGCCGCTCAACAATATCCCTACCAACAGCTTGTTCAACGAATCCATTGTATTGAGGACCACCTACCCATCTTTGCATCGTGGCAAGCTTATATCCTTCTCCTTTCTTTGGAGCCGTTGAGACATAACAGGTATAGAAAGTTTCAGGATAGCCACTTACTCCAATCACTGTCTCATTATGTTCGTGTAAATACCATTTTACCTTCAATACATCATCCATCAGATTCTTTTTCTCCTAAACATTCAATACAATATAGTTTCAGTTCGTCTCTACATTCTTTCTCAGTTTCAAATGGTCCATAACGCTCGGACCATGATTCATCAAAAAACCACCAGCCATCATCATCTTCATGAACCGGATCATGAACCCAGTCTTCACCATACTTTGGCTGTTCAATAACAATCACTTTGGTCGTCCTTTTATCTTGCCGATAGTATACTTGCTCTCTAAGGTCCATTCTGCTTTTTCCTTGAAGCTTATGATTTTGATGTTAGAAAGCGTTGCGCGAGGTTCTTTTATTTCTTCTTGATTGAGAACTGTGAGTAGTTTCCACTCCTCTAAAAGAGATGCAATTGTGTTTCGTCTAGCTTTATCTTCACTCGTAAAACTTGTTTCTTTACCATCTAAAGCAAATAGTTCCTTGAAGTGAAGCAGGTAGTAAAGCCCCTTTTTGTGGAGGATATGAACGCTCTGATATAGTTTCTTATCTTTCTTAGAAGCTATTCCTACCCGCGTAAGAGTTTCCTTTATTTTCAGGAAATCATTTTTGTCGTTGAATTTTATCTCAACACCTAAACCATTTATCAACATAATCATTCCTTCTAAATGTCTTTTTTCAAACCTCCTCTATTACTACGCTGTTTGATTTCTTTGAGTTGTTCAGACGATAGAATAGCTAGGGCTTCTTTTGCTTTTTTTACGTTATAACCAAAGAAAGTTTGGATCAATTCCACATCATCAAGTTTTTCTGAACGATGTATTTTACTAAATCGTTTCCTTGGTCTGACTGTATTTAGAAGATAGACATACTGGTTTCGTGGAGCGATCCTGTGATTTTTGTCCATATTATAAGCATAGAAAAGGGTATCTTTATGATAGGACAGCATGAGGTTGATGAAATAGGGGGCATAATCTTTATCAATGCGCTCATCGTCCCGAAGATCATCTTTCTTGACGTTGATGCTGTTGATAAAGCGATACTTGTCTAGCCCTTCATCCATTTTTTGTCTTTCAAATAATCCAAAGTATTGAAGCACTCACTACAAATGCTCATATTATAGACTTGCTGCGCGCCTTCATCATTCTTAGCCAGATACTCTATTTCATGATCTTTGGAGTGCATCCGGCCGCACATTCCGCAGCTTATTTTCGTTTGAAATAAGTTTGCAATTTTATCAAAAAATCTAAACATGCGTCCTTATAATTCCTTTGTTCTTCTGGTGAGTCCCATAAAAGAACGTTATTTTTACATTTTATTATTTTACAAATAGCATCTCCAATCTCAGTTGCCATTTGTTCAGTTGCAAAGCCACAGTCTCTCATATGTTTTTCTGTCATCATAGCCATTCTCCTTTCAAGTGCAGCATCAGGTCCACAAGGCAAGCTGTCATGTTTATCTCATGGTTGAGAGAGAACGCAGCTTCATATTCATATTTTCCGATCAACAGGACTGCCATAGGTTGTCCGATTTTTGTTAGGCTGGATAACATATTGCTGTAGAGATTATGATAGAAATCATTTGAGTCCATCGTATTTTCTGCGACCCATTTTCTTATATCAGTAAAATTCTGCTCCTTCACAAAGCCAATCAGCTTCTTCAGGGAAACGTCAGTGAAATTACTAAGGATACCAGCGTCTATCTTACCACAACCGGCATAACCTTGCAATTCCATCAGCATCTTGCGCCAGTCAGGAAACCTCTTTTCTATGACTTTGGCAAGGATTTGTTTGTCATATTTGACCTTTTCTTGATCCAGGATTGAAATAACCCGATCAAGAAACTGACAAGCAAGATCAACCTTCTCCTGAAGCTCTATCGTGAAATCTATAGTCTTGCATCTGGAATGAAGCGGCTCAATGATCTTACCAGGATAATTGCAAGTAAGAATGAACCCGCAATTATTACCATACATGTCCATAAAACCACGGAGAGCGGGTTGAAAAGAATTAGGATTGAGATTATCGGCTTCATCCAAAACGACGTATTTTCTACCTCCATAAAATGAAACAGAGGTAGCATAATTGAGAATATCATTGCGTAAAGTATCAAGATTTCTATCAAGGGAAGCGTTGTAGAACTTATAATCGCTGGCCAACTCATCTAGCATCGCCCTTGCTGCCGAGGTTTTACCAATACCAGGAGAGCCACACAAAATCAAGTGTGGAATGTTCTTGTCCTTGACATAATTTTGGAAAAGAGATTTGATGCGTTCCGGTAGAATAGCATCAGTTACAGTCTTAGGACGAAATTTCTCCGACCACAAATACTCATCGCGAAGCATAATTTATCCAATATTTCGTTTCTTCCATTTTCCATCGTCATCCATCAAACCAATCTTCTGATAATTCTTCTTCAGTTGATTCAATGAGTAGCCTTCTGGTAATGAAATACATGTTATTCTTTTGATTTCCCCAGTTTCAGAAATTTCCTTGGTGAAACAATCTAGAACACCATCCTCCTCAATCATTTTCTTGTTGAGACGGATTTCACGAAAGGTCTTATCATGCTCCTCGTTGCCGAAAGTGACATGAATTTCTTCCGCATGATAGTCTTCTAACAACCTTTCTATGTTGATGTAAACTATAGCCATGTTCTTCCCCTTGTTCATGGTGTTTCACATACCGTCTGGAAAAAATAGACAGATCAGCATTAGACCGCCCATGCCATCAGGACGCATACAAGCATGTGGATTAGAATCACCGGATTTTCTAAATTTGAAGTTATGAGGAACAGCGACCGTTCCATGCTTGGTTGTTACAACTAATTGTGGCAGTTCTGTGGGGTTTGTTGGTTTAGTAAATGAACTATCGGTAATAGGTGCGCAGTCCAGTTGATGACAACATTCCTTAGGATATTGCCAGCCAGAAGGGGACTCATGCGCGCGCACACTTGACGCAAATATTAGGCCGAGAACGCTTAGAAATAGTAGTGGTATTAGCTTTTTCATTATTAGTTTCTTCTCCAATTACAAAGACCCAATCGTCACCAAAAATATCTTCATATGCTAAAATCAAAACGTTTAGACTAGAACCATCTTTTTCCAATGACCAAAGCATATTATCTTTCAAATAGACGCCTTTTATGTCAGACCAAGCTTCGCGAGTGACCATCCCTCCTTCTTTCAGAAAATTGAAAGCTTTATCAAAGGAGAGTTGAGCCATATCACTTCACCCGAATTTTGAATGCTTTTCTTCCAGAGTAATGTAATACTCTAGATCGTTCGTTTGAAAATGACTTACGCCTTTGGTAGATATGCCTATGCTGTATTCTTGCGGAATAATCTTATAGAGATATTCCGCTCTAAAGACCGCAAAAAATATCTTATCTGTTTCCCCAACCTCAACAGAGAACGAATCACCCCTCGGATCGCGCACGTCCAGAGCTTGAACATAGAGTTTTCCTTGTTCCCCAACTACAGCTATTTCCGGCGCAGACAAAGCACTTGTCGCACTCAGCACAGCTTTTAGGTTCGCTTGCGTCAACGTCAGAACAATGTCTTTCGCTGGCATCACGAAGCGTTTTTCAGGTGGCTTGAATATAGCATCTTCGTCAGTGTATGTATAGTTGATTCTTTGCTTCCCTGAAAAAATCTTTACCTGTGTTTTCTCAAATGACAACTCAGGTTCTTTGAAGAGAGAAAGAGCACTTAGAAAACGAGATATATCACCGATTGCAAAACGTTTGTCAAAAGACTGGGTTAGTTTTGCTCTACCATAGACTGCCTTTGACGTTGAAAGTGTTGCAATAGAATCTCCTACTGGAAACAGAAGAGAGTTATTGATTAGAGAAAACGATTTGATAATACTAAGAGTTTGCGGTTTCAGTTGCATTTTTACCAAAAATCTCCAAAACTTTCATCAGCCAATTCACTTTTACCAAAACATTCTTCCCAATCTTCACGATTATTATGTAAACCTATAGCCCACCATTTAGTGTTAGAGGGATATTTTTGGCTTTGATATTGAAAATCTTTTTGTATTTCTTCCTTCGTATTTCCATGACAAGTCAAATATGCTCTACTATAAGAACTAGGAGTAGCTGGCACATCACCTTCATATGTAATTTTCATTTTTTTCCACCTAATTTGCTTGGGTCCGCTGTGGGGGACACTCCAGCCATCGCAATATCAGCCAGCGAGCCACCGAACGTGTAGCGCCCTACGTGGCTCAGCTGCATCCATGGGCAGAGCCAGACCTTGCCCCCGAACTTGCCTACATCGTAACAAAACTTATAATCCTCACTGAGATAACGCTTTGAAACAGGATCAATAGCAGCATCAAAATACATCATGATTTCTCGGGAGCCATCAAACTGCGCAGTTCTTACATGATCAGGACGATACATCAATTCTGGATAAGCTTCTTTATATCGTTCAAGAGTCTGTCTTTTAATCATCATGAAACCAGTGCCAATTTCTAAAACTTCAGCCGGTTCAGAAATAGCAATCTGTTGTTGGCCAGTATTCTTTGGATTGAAAACATAATCCCCAACATACTTTTCTAGATCGTTAGGATTGGTATCAGCAAGTCCTTTATCAACAGCTTGCTTGATCTTTTCCCAGGAAATACACTTCTTTGGATATGGTCCGCCGATAACATCATAAGGTGAGTCATCAGATGCCAAGGCCAGCAAAGCAATTACATCATTAGGATTGAAACCGATATCACTATCAATAAACATAAGATGGGTAAAATCACTTCTCATAAACTCATCGCAAATATAAGCTCTTGCGCGAGTAATGAGACTTTCATTCATCAAAAAATATGCATTGAGCGGAATACCATAACGTGTGCAAAGAGAAGACAGGTCCATGCAAGAGCGAGCAAAAAGTGCAGCACACTGACCGTCGTAACAAGGGAGGCCCAAGAAGAGTTTTCTTTTTTGAAGCTCATCACCCGATATGCGAATTTCCAAATTTAATTCCTTTTTTATTCAAATAATATTGCTTTTTAGCATCACTTATCTTTTTCCTTGTTTCTAATGATCGTTTTTTTCCAGTATTGGACAAAGCACGTTTTGCAATTATATCAGGATTAGAATTTATTTGTAATGCATGTTCTTTTGTAAAATGATATTGTTTTAGTCTTGGATTTAGTTTTTGTTTATCGCGCCACGCAATACCTGTTCTATCACAAACTTTAGAATCAGTTTTATTCAACCATCTCTTACTAAAAACAACATTTAGTCTGGATAATGCTTTATGTTCCCATTGTCTAGCTTTTTCTCCTGTTTCAAATGTCCGTCTCACCTGAATTATGTCAGGTTCACCACAATACTCTATTTGTATTGCTATTTCTTTAGATGAAGTAAAATACGTTACCCATAAATTTTTGGGATTGGCAATGCGGCGGCGTGAATACTCACAGCCATAATACCATTTATCTAATTTAGACCAACCAATCAAATATGTGTACGGTAAATACTCATCATTCATCAGCAATATATACTTTCACATCATCTTCCCCGATAAGGGATTTCAGTTCGTGTTCCATTATGCTAACATCTTCTTCTAACATTGGTTTGACTGTAGCAAATTCAAGATCAGCAGTTCCAAGCAAAGAACTTACCTCTGTAGAAACAAACTCATGACGAGCCGTGACATAATCAGTGACTTTTTTGATTTCATCATTTAGTTCCTTCTTCGTGATCGCCACTATGATTATCATCTGTCGGTTCCTTTTTCACTTCATTCCGCTTCAGCTTGTCGTGATAGTATAGCAGCATCAGACAGTAATGTATAGTCTTAAATAGGTCTTTTTTATTGAAGCCGTCCTTCTTTCCATAACGGTAAAGATACTTGATAGCCATGTTCCTATGGATCGGCGCAGGATCATCGTCTAAAGCTTCCCATAAGTCAAAAACTTGAAGACCGTTCTTTCCAAAATAGTGCTCGGAATAGGTTGATTCAATGTATTCTCTAATCTGTTGAATCATCTTGTCTTCGTCATACTTATAAGTGATGTTATTCATTGTGAATAATTTATTCATTTTTTAATCTCTCGTTTTTGAAACCAGGGGGTATCCATCTAATACTTGGAGGAATGTGTCGCGAAATACCTGAAACATCATCATGTCTTTTTTCCCAAATAAACCATCCATAAGAAGTAGTTCCTCCTCCTTTTACAGGATAGCCATCAGGATACATGGATAACCTTTCGGAAAAAACCAAAACTTCGCTTGGGGGATGATACTGAAAAATCTTGAAATATCGTTTTTGTCCTTCTAAAAAAGCTAAGCGCAAAAGCAAAGCTACTTTCTTGTTAGAGATATGAAGAGCATGATAGAGGATATCTTCGGCTATATTATAAGGAGGATTTGTTACTACATTATCATATGGTTTCTGGATATCAAAAAAGTCCTTTACCTCCCCATATCCATAATCATACTTGCCAGAAGAAACTACTCTTTCAGGTCCATATTGTCTTATAAGCTCTTCTGACATTGCCCCCTTTCCACAACAAGGCTCAAGAATAGAACCATGAAAAGTGACATGATGTAAAAGAGCTATTGTTCCCCAAGCTGGAGTTGGGTAAAAATTTGGACCAGCTTTTTCAACTAATCTACGATTTGTGACCATTTCAATATCGGTATATTATACTTGTTTGCTAATTTTATTTCATTTGCAACACCTTTTGAAGTATCCCAACCTTCAACGTCCAAGATCACAACATGAGTGCAGCGTTTCAACATAACTTCATCATATTTTGCCCAAAACGTAAACTCACCAGAAAAACCAAACTTCCGATGAAGTTCATAAGAGTAAACAATGGGAGAAAAAACGTTGTAATCATTTTTCATCATCAAGGCTGTTATCACTTCAGCCTGAATAAACCTATGATGTTCAACGTTTTTATTATCATGAGTAAAAGGAGAAGCCAAATAAATCAAATGATCATTAGTTGGATCAATTCCACCGAGTATTACTTTTTCTCTTTTTAGATCATCTTTTTTAAAGTAAATTTTATGATGTTGGGGAGCAAATGGTGTCATTTCTTTCTCATCAACTTTCTAGATTTTCGCTTTGCAATATCAAGTTCCAATTTTGTTACATGCGTCGTATAGATAACACCATTCAGATGATCTAGTTCATGCATATAAATTCTTGCAGTCATACCATCAAATTCTTTTGTTATAGTTTCTCCATTTGGTTGTGTATAACGAACCTTGATTGTGCGAGGCCGATTGATGTTCAGAAACAAACCTGGAAAGGTAAGACACCCTTCCACCATCTTGATCAACTCTGTGGTTTGATCAACGATCCGTGGATTGAAGCAACATAGAACAGGATTGCTGTGCATCACAAAGCAGCTATAGGGCAAGCCGCATTGATTAGCAGCGAGCCCCAGACCCTTGTGCTGGATCATAGTTTCAGTCAAATCTCGCGCCAGCTGGATAGGATCAGTTGGCGGATTGGAGAAATCAAACCGCTCTGCTTTTGTTGTAAGGATAGGATCGTTTGCTTCAACTAACTCATAAATCATGTGTCTTTTGGAGCCCCTTTGTATTCCTCAAATCTATCAAACAATCTAAGAATATCGCCATCCAAAAGAACATGACGGCTATGAAGAAGCTCAACGATTTGACCCACAAGATAACAAAGGTTATTTGTTTCATAATAAGCTTGATCGCCCAATTCTTTATAATCACCATGCTCCCGAATTTGTTCACTTACAGCATCGGCAATTGTTACAGGATGTGGCTTAGATTTGTTTCTACTAGCTCTTTTGCTTACCAATTCCATCTATCACCATTTACATTAATCTGTAATCTGTTCCAAATTTATTCGCGAGAGCTTCAAAATTAACAAGAGTGATTCCAACATTGAAATCAATCTTCACAGCGTTATTAACAGGAAGTGCATAATCGTCTACAACGGCCCACTTATCTACTTCAGCATGACGTGTAAGCCATTCTGAGATACCATCCATACGATTGAGGATACCTAGCGGAAATTTAGTAATCAAATCATCATGAAGCATTTCTTTTGTGAAGCCATTCGTTATTGCTTGCCTCATCATCAAATCTAATCCACCATCATTATGCGATGAATTATAGACAAGTTTCAATTTATAAAAATCAACAAGTTTTTTGATCATGGAAACAGCGACAGGATCATATAGATAAACTCCATGACTGTTTCTAGGTATGCCATTATAATACATACGGGCCGGAATCAAAGGCCCATCAACGTCAAGAAATAATATGTTCATTCTTTTTCCAGTTTTTCAATTAGAGCGCGCAATTCTTCACCTTTTTTTATATCTGCATCCGAGCCGACTTGTTTAGCGCCATGACTTATCGGCCAGAAAGATAATTGTTTTATCGTTCTCTCCAATAATGTAATATAGTCCTTATACGCTTGCTGCAATTGCACGTTCATCTTGTGCCTTTATCGGCTAGTCTCAGAAGTGCTTCTTCGTTCATATCATTTCTCCAGATTGAAATATTACTATACTGTCATCCACCGTTTTTGTCAAGCATCAAAGTAATCAAAGCGCCAGATTGTTAAAGGTTTATGTGATCTTTCTGTCAGGTCTATTGTGTGCTTCGTTCCTTTTGAGTGACTATCCCAAAAAACAATCACCCGATCAGCATATTCCACCATCTCAGCATTCCTTTTGAAACCAGCAGACTTTCCATACTTCTTCCAATCTGGTAGAAACTGCTTGACAGGAACCTTGAAAAACTCTCCATATAACTCTCCCATCCGATCAACACCAGCAGCGCCACCTGAAATAATCTCAGTAATCGGATATCTCTTATGATAATCCTTCACACACTCAAAAAACCAAGCTATCTCTTCATCGGTGAACTTTCTTGGAGGATAGGTTAGATTATCTCCAGCAGTCACACAACGCGAACCGGCTATAAGGACTTTCATACTGTTACCATTTGTGAGAAGTTATGAATTTTGCGAAACTCTAGAACCTTATCAAACTTATCAAGAAACTGATCTGATTTGTGACTGATAACTAGCGTGTTTGTGTCGGGAGAAAGTAGTTTTATGATCTTAATCAAGTCATCCATACCATCATTATCCAAAGAGCTATCAAGAATCTCGTCAAAGATTAGGATATTGGTGCGAGCGGCGTTTCTCAACCGGCTAATCTCACGCCAAGTGAACATCAAAGCTAAATCAATGCGCTTCTTTTCTCCTTCCGAAAAGGACTCATAATTAAACTCATCCCGAAATCTGGATTTGATCTTCTCATTGAAATTTTCATCCAAAGTAAACTGACAAAAGAAGTTCATCAACTCTAACGACTTATTAATGAGAGAATTCATAATAGGGATATATTGAGAAACGATTCGTGACTTTATACCACCATCCTTGAGTAATACCAATGCCGAGTTGTAAAGTTCTCGTATCTTGATTTCTTCTTCTTTTTTAGTAAGGAAGGTCTGTCTCTCTGTTTCAAGTATGCCAATATCTTCCCCCTTTGTCTCATTCTTCGCTTTGCGCTTTTCAATCTCTTTTTCAATTTCCTTTATTTGCTGTTTATAAAGCTTCAATGCAGTTGATTTCTTTGTCAACTCATAAGTCGTTTCCATAGCCGTCTTAGTCAGTTCCCGGATACGACTCTCAGCTGTATTTACCGCATCTCTATTCTTTTGTTCTACATCCTTGACAATCTTATCTAGCGCCTCAATCTCAACCGTCTTGCTGATAATCACATCCTGACGATAAGCTTCATTGATTTCTTGTTTACATGTGGGACAGGTTGTGTTTTCTTCATAAAAGGCAATAGTATCATATAGTTTCTGGAGCTTATCGTTGGCTTGTTCACTGAGAGCAAGAATTTCATTAGCCTTCAAGGACTCTTTACGAGTCTTAGAGATTTGGGTTTCGGTTTGATCCTGCCTTACTTTTAGAAGTTCAATTTCTATGTTTTCGGCCGCGACCTTAATTTCATAATCCTTGATTCTATTCAGACATTCATCAATCAGCACTTGATTATTCTGTTGCAATTCAAGAATGTGCTTCTTTGTCAAGTCAATTTTGGAATCACAGATAGCAATAGCTTGTTCAATATCAAGTAAGGCTGTTTTGTTTTCAGATACCTTATCTTTCAGTAGTGTAAACATTATGGAGAAGACTTGAGTATCAAGTAGGTCTTCAATCACTTCACGTCTAGCTTGAGCAGCCAGCTTCATGAAAGGCTGATAGTTCGCGGACCCAAGAATAACAATCTGTGTAAACGTTTTGAAGTTCATCTTAAGGATTTGTTTCTCAAGAATCGCTTGGTAATCTAGAGTTCCGGTTGTCTGATCTATAAGTTCTTCATTTCTGTATATCTCAAAGACATTAGGTTTCATGCCCCGGCGCACGAAGTATTTCTTATCATTGATTTCAAACTCAACCTCCACCACCATATTCTTTTGAGTGATGGAGTTGATGAGCAGCGGTTTGTTGGTATTGCGAAACGATCTGTTATATAAAACAAAGCATAACGCATCAATGAGCGTTGTCTTACCACAACCGTTTGGACCAACGATAAGAGAGGTTTTGTTAGCTGATAAATCTATCTCAGAGAAAGCATTCCCATATGAGAGTAGATTTTTCCAGCGCAATAATTTAAAAACGATCATCTGAGTTGTTTATAGCTACAAAAAAGATAACAACGAAAATTGCAATGATGAACAAAGCTACTAATGTCATTTTATAACATCACTCATGACTAATTGTTTCATTACTTCCACAACAATCTTTTCGGTTAGTAGCTCTGGATCATAATCTGTTTGGTTGATAAAAACTCCAGTTTCATAACCGACATAACGATCCTCTGCATGTGAGGAATCGCGATCATATCCTACTTCATATGTCGTATCCCGAAGAGCATTTCTAATAATATCAGCAACGATATCCCAATTCACTTCTAACATAATATACCTTTTTATCAATAATATTATTGGTTGCGGGCCTCGGAGTTTGCACCGAGTTGCCTTCGGGTATGAACCGAAGTAAGATCACTAGCTACCTTCCACCCGCCATTCTACTTAGTTTGCTTTGTCCCAAAACTCATCACATCGTTGCAGAGTCATTAGGAGTTGTTCGCGACCATTTGGATTTTCTGTATGGATAGACCATTTCACACGCGGATGAGCATTATGTTTAGCCAGATGCTCCAGATAGTTTGCCACGGCGATAGATTTGTCTTCGCCACCTAAGTCGTGATCAAAAGAAATCTCTTCTATCTGTGCTCCTATTGGATTCACAATATGTCGGGAAAAGATCACGAAACAGTCATAACTTGTCTGCGCCCAAATCCAAGAGTCATCGGGCGGCTTGCGGTTGTCGTCAAACCAAATTTTAGGCATCTTTCTTCTTCTCCATCGCTATTACACCATATCTCGTTTTGTAGCCAAGCATCGGTTGAAAACTATCAGGACTAATAGCAAACATATAATCAAGAGGAATATACGGACAAACCTTATAACCTTTACTTTCTATTTGATCCCATTCGTTTGCTAGTTCCGCACACACAGTATCAAACAATTGTTTTTTTGCAGCCTCAACTCCAATTGTTGCTTTCAAATCTTGGGCAAACTCTATAGGATTAGATTCTTTCAACGCCCTTGTCATTGCAAAGACAGTTTGATCTTGTATTTGAGCTTTTGGACCAGTCATAATAAAATCTGGATGAAAGAACCTCGGATAACGATTCATCATTGCAATCGTGCATTCAAACATGCTTGTATTTCTCAAGATATTGAAATCCATATTCTCTTTATATTGAGCTATCAGCGTATTGCTTATCATCGCCAACGATTTGAAGGCTTCCGCAAATGTGAGTTCTTCGGTGGCGCTGGCAAAGGCGGCTCCAGCGGGCATGGCAGCAGCACCAAGAGCCGCAGGCGTGAGAACTAAGAAGTTGCGGCGCTTCATGGGGTTCTCCTCTCCTTACTCCATCATCATCGCGCCATTATACAGGTCCGTCATCAGTTTATCAAGCCTGTTTTTATCAACTTGCACATTTGATTCTTCCACGAACTTTCTGATAATCGCCATCGTGTTTTCCGGCTGACCATCGAAAGTGTCAATCACCGCAGAGGACAAAACTTTATCCTCAAGGATTTTCACGTCTATCGCATACTTCTCCAGCGCATCAATAAACATGTCAAAATGATAGGGATTAGTCTTAGCCATCACCAGCACTTTCACATAACAATCCTGGAACGTATCAAAGTCCCAATTCAACACTTGATCCAAAGACTGCCCCTGATCGTCATAAACAATCTTGTGATATATTTCTTTTGGGTTGCGAATGAATTCCAATTGAAGAGTATCCGTGTCTAGAGTGTGGAATCCTTTGGGGGAATCGTAGTCTGCCCATGTGATCTGGTAAGGTGCTCCAAGATAAGTGATTGCACCGTTACTCTGTCTTTTATGAATGTGACCTGACGCCACAAGGCTAAATTTAGTAAAAAGAGAAATATCAAGGCCACGATCAATAACATATCCAGCATGTGATTCAAATCCTTTCAGTTCCAAGTGGCCAAAGCAAATTTTCGCGTCTGTTTTTTCAATAAGCTCTAAGGAACGTTTTTCATTATCTAAACAAATCCAAGGCAGAAACAAAATCTTCGCCCAAGTAAACTTCATCTCCGTTGGTTCTGTGATGATTGAGAACTTCAATCCCTCACGACTTTGCATCAACTCATTTATAGAGTTTACTTCCAGGGAGTTGGTATGATATGCGTCATGGTTGCCTATAATGAAATAGACATAGTTATTGTGTAGCTTTTCTATAAAGTGTCTACGAACAAAATTTATTGTAGATATGTTTGCATACTTGCGACGATCAAACACATCCCCGAGAACAAATATATCCCGAATGCCATTTTTCTTGATATAGGGGAAAAATTGCGTCTCTAGGAATTTTTTAGTATGCTCTAGAAGAACTGGGTTGTCATTCCTTGCCCCAAAATGTAGATCACTTATTATCGCTACGCGCATCGTTCTCCTCTACATTATATTCAAACTCTTTTGGACCATCTACTGTTTGCATCGTAACCTTCATAGTTTTTGAAGTCTTTTCTCCATCAAAAGTCACATTCGCAGTTTCCTCTTCAACCAGCATACTCACGGGTGAAGGTTTTGTTATCGCGGTTTGGGCATCATCTTCTTCTTGACGTAACCGTTTCCAATGCTCGCGCAGCAGCCAAACAATGATCCGGCCTTCAGCATATTCAGTTACGATTTGATTGCGACAGAACTTATCAAATTCCTCAAAGCTCCCTTCAATGGAGCCATCTTCTTTCAATATGATTTCATAACCTGTATTTGGGAGTTTGACAAGCACAGGTAAGATATAAAAGGTTTCGGGAAAAATCACCCCTTTGCGGACATTGCTATAAATCTTCTTGATCCAGCCAAACATAAGGATGCCTCCCACGAAAAGGGTTTAGCGTTGTTTTGTTTTAGCCCTTTTATAGGTTTTGTCAAGATAATTTTGCCGCGACGTGCGATATTTTATTATCTCTTCCTGACAAGCAGAAACAACGGATTCCAACATCATTATAACGTTGTCCTTTACATGCTGTGGAGAGGTAGGACTTCTTAGTGTCTCAATCCAATTTTCAATAATAGGCGGGACAGTATACTTAGTATTAGGTGCAGCCAACTTCTTCTTTCTTTCTTTTCTTTTTGAAAACAGATATGTCAAGCTTATACTTATCAGCAATTCTTAGCATATCATTCTTCCACAAAGTTTTCCACTCTTTACAATCAGCAGGACCATCATGAGCATTTTGTAAATCTTCAAGTAAAAATCTATAACGAGGATCGGTCATACAAGCTGGTAATTTTACTTTCTCTCTTTCTGCATTTTCTACTAAATTATTAATACCACCAACAATAGTAGCAGCAAACTTTAGTTGTTTCTGATTTGTAAGAAGCCAGCCAACAGCACAGCGACGACCATCCTCAGTTACATATTGACATCCTTTATCCCAAGCCTCTTTTCCTTGCTCCAAAAGAGAGATAGCTACTTTATCAAAGATTTGCTGATGTTTCATTGTGTCACTTTCTTCTTTCCTTTTAGAACTGATGAATTCAAACGATATCTTTTTGCAATTGTAATCATTTCTTCTTTCCAATTTTCTAACCAATTAGAACTATAGCTATTATCATGAGCACCTTGCAGGTATGATAAAAAGTCTTCATTTTTCTCGTCTCTAATAAAATTAGGTAGTTTGACTCTTTCATCTATCGCTGCTTGCTTGAGAGTCGAGAGGCCGCCAAAGGTCTCGCTGGCGAATTCTAGAGCCTTACCAGACAACAGCCAGCCGATAGCACAACGCTCTCCCTTAGCGTTGAGATAGTGACACACGTTGCTCGTGCCACTTACGGCGCGGCACCCTTGCTTCAAAAGAGCGCGTGCAACCTTATCAAAGGCTTTCTGTCTCATTTCTTTTGACATTATAATGTTCCTTTCACAAAATCCACCATACGATTGTAAATGATATCCTGATGATACCGATTTTTTACACATTCATCATCTATGTTACAACATGAACACCATGCACCAATCATTCTAACTTTATCATTGAAAGTCCACAAATCACCTGTTTCATCAAACCCAAGAGCCTTTGCCAGCTTCTTCGTTGGCAAAGCTCTATAGCTGATTCCGCAGTCTTTTCTTGCTTGTTGCAGCACGCCTATAGCACAATACTGAATACCATGTTTACTCTTTCTTCTCAATTTACCTTTACAACGATGCCTTGGATCAGCCCACAACTGGATTGCGCGGCTGAAGACCACATTCAAGATCGTGCTACTCATCGCTTGGGCTTCCTTCTTCTACCGCAGAACTTTTCTACACCTTTCGCCTTGACTCTAGCAGATTTCTTCTTCTTGTTCAACTGGTTTTTTTCATATTCTTCAATAAAAACTTGATTATTTTCATAAAGTTCTCGGTCTATCAAAGCTCCCCCAACATAGCTATCATTCAAGTCAAAGTAGTTTTCCATATTTTTGTAGCGAATGTATTGCTGTTTTTTCTCTTTGTCTATCCTGCGGCGAAAGGAAAAGTAAGTGATCTGCGTGAAATATCCAAATGGGTTCTTTGACTTTTTTGGATCAAAATTGTTCAAGTAAGTAATGGAATTCTCAATACCATCAGAAATCATCTCATCTTTCCAGTGTTGACTATAACCTTTGAACCAGGGATGATTAGCTAAGTTTCTTGCGATCAAAAGAAGACACTCGCCAACATAGGGCGGAATCTCGGCTTTTTGGTTGAGTTTTTTCAGTCTCCTAACTTCTTTCTTATAGGAAACCATTGCTTTGTAAAGGTCTTGATTATTGATATAATTGTTGACGACTTTTTTCTTCTTAGTAGTCTGTATGGTCTAAAAATCCCCTTCTGAAACTAAATAAGTCTTGACTATAGCAGAATTCTATAGTATAGTCAAGACACTTGATCCCCAAAGGACTCGGATTCTGCCTTCCTAGAATCCCCCTTTGGGGTTATCTGTTTGCGCTTTATGACTTGATGCGGTCTACAATCTCGGCATCCTACAACCTTTGGAAAGAGAGGCAATGTAGAAAAGCGGCGCACTTGTCCTCTTTTCAATTTAACTGAAGAAGTTAGTTGGAAGTTGTATTTATCTAAGGTCCACCTATCGGACCAGTCTAACGAAAAGTTTTTCTAGTTCCGTCGTTAGAAGCATCTCTGAGATTGCTTCAATTGTCTCAGAGTCTAGCTGGTAAAAAGCTGATGTAATAGGCTCAAAGGAATCCCAAGCCTTTCCCATTTGTGGTTATCAATTGAAGTAATGTCCTGGCTCCATATACTGGTAATGGACTGCTTTTCCTTTACTAGGAAAAGTATGTCTTCACCATGCCTGGATAGTAGTGGTTCTTTCTTTTACCTGGGAATCCGTCTAGACATGCACTATAATTCATTCCTTTAGATTCCTGTTACTTGATTGATATCTATTCTTACAACTTCTCTAATTCTCATTGCAACTCCATTGGGTGTTTGATCATACATAGAATTTGGATAAAATAAATATCTTGAAGTATAATAATCAATATCAAAGAATTTCGCTACTGCATTGAAATCGGAAGAACATTTGTAAAATATACCAAGTCCAGGTCCACAATAAAATCCTCTTTCCTGAAACCAAGGATCACTACCAGCCCAGCCGCAAGCACATGCAGCAGTTCCACATGGTACTTCTTTAGCCATAACATTTCCAACACCAGAAATATACTTTGTAAAATTTGAAATACCAATAAAACTTTGAATCCAAGTAGACATATCAAATTTACAGATAGGAATTGGTCCAGCTTTTTCATATGGACCGTTACCTTGAAGTTTGTCGGCTAGTCTGATGAGAGCTTCTTTGTTCATGGCTTTTTAGAGTCCTGTTACTGAGTTGACTTCTTTGGCTTCTTCTTTTTCTCTTGCTTCAATGTTTTTTATAAATGTTCGTATCTCCTGTGCTTTTTCTATGGGGTCTTCAGAATAATCGCCTGAAAAAATTAAATTAGCATCGTCGTAACAATCTAGCCCAAAGAAATGTTGACAAGCTAAAAAATCCTGTGTATTGGAGTCTTTGTGATAAACGCCATTGAAGGTTGTATAGAAACCTCTTTCCTGGAACCAAGGATCACTTCCAGCCCAGCCCGCAGCACAAGCAGCTGTTCCACAGGGTAGATTCTTTTCTACAACTTCCACGATTTTATCATTCATTCTTACATCTATTGTTTTAGGGTCTTCAACAACCCATGATCCCATATCGAATCTTTCTGTGGGAACAGGACCAGCTTCTTTATATGGTCCTGTTCCCTCCAACTTGTCAGCCAGACGGAGTAATGCTATCCTGTTTGCCATTTGGAAACCCCTTCCGTCATGGCTGAGTTGTTTTTAGTAGACGAAATGCGAGTAGAATTGTTTGTGGATTGGTCTTGCTTCTCTTTCGCGCCATTCATTCACTGCGCGTTTCAAGGCACGTTTTTGAAAGCGTTGAAACTTTCTGCCTTGATTAGAACAGCCGCAATTGGCTTGGACCATATACATCTGTGGCATGAACGTTGTATCAAAGTAGAATGTATGCTGACTTGGTTTATGCCGCATTCTCCAAGGATATTCTCTAACAGCAACATGCTCCCAGTCTTGCGGCTTGTTATAGAGGGACCAGATGATAGGGCGAGCATCCAACCGACCATACTTTTTGAACCACCACTTCCATTCAAAAGTCGGTAGTTTTGGTTCTGGTTTTACTGGCGTTGTTTCTGGAGCGACGAGTGTATCAACTTCCGCGAGCATGTCTTTGGCCATTGACTTCACTCCTTTGACTACTGGAACACTTCAACCCGTAGATGATGAAAGTCAAGTTGTCAAGAGGAAAGTTTGCGGTGTAGGATAGATTTGAATTCTATGGAGAAATGAAGATTTGATTTATCTTTATGGGATGCAAACATTGGAGCTATTTGTGTCGGTGTATATCCAGCTAGACCACAGCCAATGTTTGTGATAAGAAAGTCCCAATCTGGATGGAGTTCGGAAAAGGCAAGAAAAATATTGACATAAGACTGAATTGTTTCAAGAGCTAATGGTTTGAGGGAAGCATCTTTTGTTGGGATGGCATACGAATTACCCTGAAGCCCTGCCCCTTGTCCATAGATAGCTCCATGGTTTTTATAGGCAAAAGCAGCAGCGCCTTTTCCATGTCGGCCAGCTTCATTGGACCCAAAGACGAAAATTTTCCGCCTTTCAATAGCGAAAAAAACTAGGTCGTTTTCTTCCTGTGGTGATGGTTCTGTCATCTTACTTTCTCAGGCGTGAGGGTTTTCTTGAATCCATTCATAATCAGAGCATAAAGTTTCAGTGCGCCAGATTCGGAAACCAAGAAAATAGTAGTCAGTAACAGTCATGGGTTCCAAATAATTAATTTCTTCATAGACTTGCCAGTAGTTGTAAGAGGTTTTTCTGAACATTTCACTCTCCCCACATCTTTTTAGATTTTTCTGGATCAAACTTACGCCAGAGTTTCTTAGCTTCATCTGATGTTTCTCCCCCTGGACCTTGAGGCCAAAGCTCCAGACCCGTTGGTTTGGTGTCATCTCTTATCATAGAGTAGACAGCTGTGCCAATACCCTGTTTTTGATGTTTTTCCTCAACACTAGCGTTCATGACAGAAAGCACAGGGCGACCAAAATGAGTGTTAGAACGCACATAAAACCGGCCAATATGATTAGTTCTATTTTTTGCACCTCTAAACACTCTGTAGTCCAGATTTCCCCGTCCTGGAGTAACTTCCACATGATATTTTCCTCCTAGAATTGGTCTTCTTTCCCACTTTTGTTCACGCGGCCAAGTCATCCATCGTTCAAAGTTTTTCCAGTGATCTTCTTCAAGCCATTCAGAGAAGCGTTTCATTAGTGCATTTTCTCAGAGAGATTACCTGGAATCTTATCTTGATGCTTTTTCATGGCATCCAAAAAGTCTTGGTTGTCCTGTGATAAGACTGTTTTCAGATTGGCATTGATCTTCTTCATGTTGGTGTCCTGATGAGGTTGCACGAAGACGATATTATAATGTATCGTATTGTAGTAGTAGGTGCAAAATTCGTTGGTCACAGGGCTTATAGCAAGGATGTGATCCTTTTTCAAGAGCAAAACTTGTTCATTTTCGGCAGTGAAAGGCAGATACTTGACAAGGTTGACAGCTGGCACTCCATTGACATCTTTTTCCTCTATCAACATCGGGTATTCAAGAATCAAAGTATCGGTATCAATGTCATCAGAATGAAAGCGGGCTGTGATTTGGTCCCCATTGATCAGACGGATATGAAGTATAGTGTTAGCGTGATCCAATTAGTTTCTCCATCTTTATTAGAGGTTGACATTGTAGATTTGGTAGTCAAACCTTTCTTCTATATAATATTTGAGCCTTTCAGCGGCATGAAACAAGGTATAGTTCTTATGTTTCTTTGTAGAAAGATCATCAGCAATATCATAAACAACACATTCTGTTTTATCTTCGGACTTTCTCATTCCTCGGCCTAAACTTTGTAGTATTAGGATACGAGATTTGGATGGGCTCGCAAAGATGATGTTATTAATATTTATGATAGAAATGCCTTCTGAAAACGTTCCCTGAGAGGCTATAGTAATGGAGTTTTTGGAGTTGTCAACAATGGACCGTATTTCGTTTCTTTCTTCCGAATCCACTTTTCCATGAATAAAATGAACTGGTCCTTTGTGTATTGAAGAATATCTACTCATTTCTTCTAGAATATCATAAAGTAGTTGACCGTGTTTCTCTACATATCTATAGAGAATAAGAGTGTTTCCTTCTAAAGAATAAGCTAGATTGGCAATAAACATGTTTCTTTTTGAATGCGCAACCAGCCAATCTATCTCCATTGCATATTGATATTGTTTCTTTACTTTTTTCTGAGCATCAAATAGGAGCTTAGCATTCTTTTCAGGATGTTTTAGAATAATTGATTTTATTCGCAAATTGGATACGAAGCCCCGATCCATGAGCGTTTTCGTGTCTGTGGTCTTGTATAGCGGTCCTAGCAAGCCTTCAAGCGCGATCTGGGATGTTTCCGACCCATCCAGAGAGCCCGTAAAACCGAACTTATAAGCAATGGTTGTGGTTTTGCACATTAGCTCCACAAGGGACTTGGCTTTGACATGGTGAGCTTCATCGGTAATGATGGCATGAAACTTCTGGAACCAAGCGGCCGGTTGTTTGAAGACGCTTTGCCAAGTTGTAATTGTGACTTTTTCGCCACTATCTTTCTCTTGACCTGAGTATATTTTGTGAATAGGTTCTTTATATCCATAGGTAGCAAAATCCCCTTCCAGCTGATGGATAAGAGTCGTATTAGAAACTACAATAAGGGTAGGTTTATTCAGATAGCGTGTTACCAGATACATGATAAGGGACTTGCCGCTACTGGTAGGACTGATGCAAAGCGCTCGCCGTTTTCGGATGCAATGGACAAAAGCATCAATTTGGTAGTCTCTTGGGGTGAGACTTTCTGGAAGGTTGAGGGAGGTTATGAATTCTTTTGCTTCAATGAGAGAGAAGTTGGAATCAAAAAAATCTCCCTCCAAAAGAAGTTCATAACCTTGTTCTTGACAAAACTTTTTGACGTAATGTAGAAGTCCAGCATAAAGGGTGCGCTTCTTGACTGAAAATAAGTGAATATATCCCTGCCACAGCTTCTTTTTATATAGTGGATGATACTGATAATTGGGCACTCTAAATTTGAAAGTATCATCCAATTCATGTGCTATTGCTTCACTACAATCAATCTTTATATAAACGTGATTGAAGAAATGAACTGTTACGTTTTCTGTGGACACTTGTTATACTTTTTAGTATGATGATTTTCTCCCCTGGTGCCACATTTACTATGATCACGTTGAAAACGCCCTTCATCCCAACATCGTTTTAGAGAGTTTCCTTGTTTTTTTCTATCAACTCTTTTAGACAGTATAGACTGTATCTGGCTGTTTGAAAAAACACAGTTTGGTGAACGACCTAGATACCATTGATCTGGAATTGTTTCATTAGGATATATGATTTTTTCTTGTTTACCGTTTGTGATCCATCGTGTATCTTTAGTAGTGGTTCCCCCATCACCATCTTCATTTCGTAGATTGGCCCATTCATCTGATTTTATTACATTGAATTTATGCGAATATTCTAATGCTATTTTTCTAAATTCTTCCTTATTTTCTGTTTCAAATAATAACGTGGTTTTTATATTCTTTCCATGCTTTTTTATATATCGTTTCCAATATTTGCCGCTACCGTTATATTCATAATAATTTGGTCTAGATGTTTTACATAGATACTTTAGGCCAGTATCAATATGTTCTTTTATCAAAAGTCTAAGCACTATTCTCCATTCTTGAATTTCTCAACATCAAATATCAATCTGAGATGAAAACTCCTATTCTTTATCATTCCTATAATTTCTTCCAGAAAGTCCATTTTATCTTTTATGCTTTCTACTTTTTCTTTTAGTTCTTGTAATTCATCATCTGCATCTAGATAAATGTCCAATTCTTTCCTTGTAATAGCAGCACCTTTAGCTGGTCCTTTTTTGGCCCAATCATACTTCGCTTTTGTTTCTTTTGAAGCTCCCTGGTCATAGTGATTATATTTGAGAAGTTTCAGCTTGGCATAAGTTTTTTCAGCCTCGCGAAGTTCAATCTTAGCAGCAAGGAAGAGTTCATAATATTTGTGATGTAGTGTTGCGATGTTTGCTGTCTGTGATTGAAGTTGAGTCACATATAGCTGACGATCAACACTCCAGGCGACATGTAGTTCTTTGATATCCATGTAAGAATCCTTTGGTTATAATGAGTAAGTATACATGAAACATATAGAAAAGTCAATGGGGCTTGACAAGTAACGAGGTTTTATGGGATAACGATGTTGGTCCCCTGCTTGAATCGGCGGGTGTAGCGACTCTACTCAGTGCCTTGGAGCGTTAGAGCTTCCCCGCTGCTAACGCACACTCCCCAAGGACGATACGCAAGCTTGTTGGTTGGTGGGGGACCACTTTTCATTTTTCAACCGGAGAAAACCATGTCCAAGTTAGCTACTTTTGCTCTTGCACTTATTGTATCAACTCCAGTTTTTGCTCAAAATGTCATCACAATTGAGCGCAAAGAAACTTGGACAATCAAAGAATATGAGGAGGTGTCTAGAACTGCTGGCGTTGGCACCTTAGAGAAGTTGAAAACTCTCCCTCCAGGATTTCATCATTTCCTGCCGGTTGTGAATCCCGTCCAAATCTATAGTGATGGAATGATTGTTTGTCGGGAAATGAAAAATGCCATCTCCTTTGGCAAAAGATTATGGAATGGAGATGATCCAGAACAAGCTGTAAAAAAAATTGTGAAAGATAATGGGGGAGATGAAATTTGCTATAACAGGCCGGGTCTAGTTCTTACTTCCGCAGAAATTGCTATTCGGGGAGATGATAAACCAGGGACGCCCAATAGAATATATATTACAAAATGGAAAGACCAACATGGCAACTACCATTTTACTGGTAGCCCGTGTCATACCAAGAATTGTATGTAAGGAAACTGGTGTTATGCGGACGATCAGAAATATCTTTGGAACAGTGACATTTCTGTTTCTTATTTTTACTGTGCTGTTTTGGTTGAATGCCTATGGTCATTATAGTTCAGGAGGCGAAGGAGGCCAAAAAGAAGGCTATGTTTCTCTCCAGCTTTCTATGATTCCTTCATCAATTGCAATGATGTTTTTGGTGCTTACAATAATATGCACTGTCATAATCAACCGTAGCAATGAAGGTGAAACGCCAAATGTCAGAACACGCCACACGCGGAGAGGTTCATAACAAGCATCTGATCTATAGAACATCAGATGAAACAGAAGAATTTCGTGGCACATGCATTTTCTGCGGCGCTACAGATATGTCTTATGAAGAAAGTAAAGACGAGTGCCCCAATCCTAAGCGGCTGACTTACCGTGAGGGAATTGCTTTGAGCGGCGATAGACTGCACGTTCAGCGGATGAATAACGACTGATTTCTCTCACTTGTCCGACCGTGCAACCAATGTTTTTAGCAATCCATTGGGGCGGTTTTCTATTGCTGAGAGCTAGGAGAATGCGAGCGATATCCAAGTTGGTTAGTCCCGGCAGACTATCTCTCCATTCATGTCTGCATTTCTCACAGATGAAACCTCCACTCAAAGGGAGTCCTCCAAAAGACTGGCATTGCGGACATTTTTTGGGCGGCCATTTCTTCATGTTGTTTCTCTCTACGTTGGAACATTCCGCGCAGAAAAAAGTGTTCCAGTTCCATTATGAATTGTTATCATTGTTCCTGCTTTTCCTATAGAATCAGCATTCATTTTTCGAATTCTTGCTCCTCCTCCAGCTTTTATTAATATGTCACTTAGTTTTTTACGAATAGTATTGATTTGTTCCAGACGCACAAGATGCACACGACTTTCTATTTCAATAAAATCATAGCGAAGTTGCGATGGTAAAACGAAAACAGGAGTTCGCTTGACTTTACAATACTCACAATCACAGCCACGATTGCCGCGCCGTGTATGTCGTTTCAGTTCATTGGCAAGCAGCAAAGGAATCATTCTCTCATTCGCTGCTTGCTCAATCCTTGCTTCAAGCGCTGTCAGAGGCGTCTGGTTTGTTATCATCGCCGCCCCTTGAAACTTCATCCGTCGTCTTGGCGAGTTTGGCATAAGCATTGGCGATTTCCAGGGCGTTGAGCGTGGCATGGGACGCTAAGGTGAGTTCCAAATCAGTTTCCAAGCGTTTCAATCTCTCTTCCATTTTCTTCAGAGTTTTTACCCGTGCTGCCGAGACGCCGGGTTTCTGCAACATTACTTTTCTATCATTTGGATCAAACACAGGAGGTGAGTCTGGTTTGTTTTGTTTGTCATATTCAATTGATATCTTGTCTCGGACATTCAAAGCATTATCAAGAATAGATATGCGTTTCTTGGCCAATTCATCAGCACGAATAGCTATAACGCCAGCTTCTATTCTTTCTCCGAGCCCCGCAATAGTTTGATCAATTTTAGATTGCAGAGTTGAGATATCAGTCATGTTGTGTGATTCCCCTTTATTTTGAAACTGGAGGAAACAGCGGCTCCCTGGAAAGATTCACGAATGCCAAGTTTCCAAACCTACCACTAGCCCAGCGTGGCACAAGGCACTCAACCGTGTTTCCGAGAACTGGACTAAAGGAAAGAGGAGTTCCTGTCAAGGTGTTTTTCTAATTGATGTTCCAAAAAGCATCGTCCGGTTTTCTCCCTTTACAATGAAGAGTTTTTTACCTGTCTTTAGGTAGGCATCTATGAACGTTTTCCAAGGTCTTTTTTCTTTCCAGTTATCGTTGCGAAACTTATCCACATAAAAAACTAGGTTGCATTCTTCATCTGTTGTTGTGCCCATAACAATACGACTTACTCTAGGCCACATTTCGTCTGGCCCAAGTCCCTGTAACCAAAGACAACTAAAGTCCCGGCAGGATTGAGGACGATTTTCATAGATCATACATTTGTTGCAACTCTGATCGGCATGGGGGCACCAAACATCTCTGCGCTTCCCGAATTCAGGAATCGCTAGAATCTTGCAGCATAGTGAGCAGTCACCACATTCACGTCGGTTTGAATGATTTGAGTGCTTCGCCGGCGCTGTTGAAACTGTTGTTGTTTCGTTTCTTTCGCTTGCGTCGGGTTTCTTCAAGTTGCTGTTCACGTAGTTGCTCCGATTTCTGTCTTGCAAAACGGGGAGCACGGCCAGAAATACCATGCTTATGACTTCCCATTCCTCCTCTACCTTTTATCATCAGAATCCTACTGGAGCCATATCGTCTGATTTACAGCGCGGGCATTTGGCCGGTTTTGGATTGCGATAATAAGCATCACGATCTTTTGGTAAGGGCTTTTTATGATCCTTATGACCACACGATTGACACTGCCAGTATGGTTTTGGGTTTTCTTGGGCCATAGCGTATTTACCTTTTTTTTCATACATAACAGTTAATCACCTCTACCTTGATACCGTTTTTGTGTGAGGGTGGAAACCAATCGTATTGTCCGCGCTCCGGTAGTCCCTCTTTGAATGCCGCCCATTGTTCATCTGGGATTATTTTCTTTGGTGCATCATCTCCTAGATCGTCGCCAAAGAGCCATTTAGTTAGACCCCGATATTTTTGTCCTATGTTTTGATAGTTCAGGATGCTAATAGATGGGTCTACCGACGCCCATGAAAACTCCGTTGCGAGCTTGGTGTCAAAGTAAGCTATGCGCGTCAGAGCTTCAAGAGGAATTTTTCCGAGGTGCGCGCAGTTGCCCATGGCTTGAATAGACTTTTCATAATCACCAGCCCATTCATGAAGTTTTTCGCGAAAATAAGCTGTACGTTGTTTTATATCCCATTCTGGTTTGAATTGCCTGTTGTATTGTGTTAAGCAATCTTCATCTGGAACAAAATTGAAAGGGTTCAGTTTGAAAGTATCAATCTCAATAACTGCACAAAGGGTTGATCCTCCATTTGTTGCATTGATTGCAAAGTATGGAGCATAAGCGTTTGTCAGATAAACGCAATCGGTGCGGCTAGGAAAATCAACGCAATCCCATTCTGACCGTCGCTTGCCCCGAGGTTCAATTCCCCGCCGCAGAATACGTGAGGCGGCCTTTGCGCTGGTGCCGTGATAGAGCTTCACTTTGGTTTACCTTCTCCCGGAATTTTTGCCAGCAGGGAAGATGCCAGTAACCATTTGCTACTGGTATCACTCCCTTTCCTTTACCGCAGCCTTTACAGATTCTAGGGCGCGGTTTTGTTTTCATTTTTTAGTACCTCAACTAAGGCTTCAAGAGCCCTTGTTATGTTACCTGCATCATCTGCCCTATGCAATGATGTTTTCCGATAACCAACAAGATCGCTTTGAATTTGTAAAGCGTAATTGTATAGGGTGTATCCTTCTGCTTTCTGGAGGATTCTTTTCCAATCATCTTTTGATCTCATTTGCGGCCCATCCTACAACAGCTAAGGTGTTCTGTTCATCACACATACAGACACAGTACGTTGTTCAGAACAAGTAATGTTTTCGTGATCAGAAGTAACATAAACGTGATTTCCGGAAGTCTGTTGAACATGGTAGTCTGAAAAAGTCACAAACGAGATAGGAAGTGTGTCATGACCTTGTATGTTCCGACCGTGCATCTCAATGGCACATCCAAGGAAGCTCTTATTGAGCAACAAACAGAGATTCATAATGCGGCAATGATTCTTTTGAAGAAACTCGCTGATGCTACGCCGCACGACAGGGATTATTACGTGCAGAAAAATCCAAAGGCTGGAGCGGAAGCAAGAAAGGCTCACAGTGAATGGATGACTATTGTGAGGGATATTATAACTCAAAGTGAAGCCCGCGCAATCGCCATTCAAGAGCAACCCGCGCAATTGCCATTCAAGAGCAAGGAGAATGAGTGATGAAATGGGTAATGCTGCATCCGAAAGCAACGTTAGCTCACTTGGGATTTATACCGAGTTTTCTAGATGAGAATGATCCGCGTCGTGCAGTTGAGCAGTTGCATGAAAACTATCAACATGGTGGCGGTTGGATACCTTTAGATGGGTTCAAGCTCATAAGAAGTATCGTTCTAAGGTATCCAGGTGATCCGCCTCTAACACCGTTGGCGGCAACTCATCTTCGCCAAGAGCTTATTGTCGTCTATGATAATGCCGTTGTTGCGGTCTTTCAACCCGACCGTAGCTTTGTAGCAGCGATCATGGACTAAAAGGAGAGCACAGATGAAACGCCGCCAAATCCGAGTTGATGGACTGGACCCCAATGGTATCCGGCGCGTGTTTGGTTATGCCGATATGGAAGAGGATGCACGTCGCGAGGCCATGTTTGCTGCCGCCGAGTATGTAGAGCGTCGGCCGGATACAAAGCCTCTGGAGAAGTGGAATTTTGTTCCGGGAAGAGGAAGGTGAAGAAAAACACACATGTCTTTCGAGTTTGTGCTGTCTGTGGTTTGCGCCATGGTGTTACCTATGGGTTTCGCAGCACATTAACTCGTCTTGGCATTCCAGGTGACAAGGCTGTGAAAGAATGTGTTATCAAAGCTGCCGCTGAACGTGATCCAAAGATACGCGCGAAGAAAAAGGAGGTGAAAGGATGAGACAGTTTCCTCTTGAGTGGCCGGAAGGCTTTGCGCGCAAGAAACCTCATGAGCGCCGCAAGCACAAGTTCCAAACGAAGCTCTACAGGGTTGTTCCTGAGTTCAGAGACTACTTGACTTCAATTGGTTGCACTGATCTGGAAATCAGCTGCAACATTCGCCAGCCGTTTGGTGAACTGGAGGCGGAACAGGATGACTTTGTAGCCGGACTGATCAATAACTATCTCCAGGAGCATCTGACGGGCAAAATCTATATCCGCAACTTTGAGAAATGGATTGCGGATATCACGGAGAAACATAAAGACCGTTATTTGTCTGTTGATCCGGGAGTCGTGGTCCGTTACAAGCGCACGACAAGAAAGAATGGGCTCTTAGTGAAACGGGATATTGTTTTACCCTGTGACAAATGGCTAAGGGTTAGGGATAATCTGAAAGCCATTCTCGGAACTATCAAACACCTGGAGAAGATATCCGACTGGGGCGTGCCTGACATCCAGGAGCGCACCTATGAAGCTATCGCCGTGCCTGCCCTACCGGCGCCTCCGTCCTGCTGGGCGATCCTGGGCATCCCACGAGGCGCTACAGAGGTGGAAATCAACAATGCGTGGCGAGCCAAGGCCAAACAAGTTCACTCTGACGCTAACCCTCTGGTCGGACAGGAAGCCATGAAAGAAGTGAACGCCGCTCGGGATAAAGCGCTGGAAGAAGTTCGCGCGTTGTGATAGAAAGAAAGGGTGTATGCCAGGGTTGAAGCCGTTTTGGTCTGGCCGACCGACCTTGGCATACACATAAAAGGAGAAAGAATGCCGCGCGTTATCAGATACAATAAAAGGTACGCTGAAGAAATGGCAGCGTCGGCTAGTCCTGAACTGGTGCTGAAGTTTGTCATTCCAATGCCTATTTCAGCTTACCAGGAAATGGCACGACAGGCCCGCGCAAAGAACATCTCTATCGCGGAGTATGCAACGTCAATTCTTTCTAACACCATCCAAGTGAGACAAAAAAATGTCACAAAGCATTCCAAATAACATGCTGCCTGAAGCATGCGCTACTCATCATCCGGTAAGTGGCAAGGCAATCATGATCATTCGCGAGATGCAAGGCTACTTCGGTCTTCCTAATGTGTTTCCTGTGGCTGAGTTCAATGACAAGATGAAAGCCACGGATGAAGTCAAGAAAACAATGCTGCGCCGTTCTATGTTTGGATGGGACAAAGAATAACCAATGGGACATCTCTTATATCAAATCCTAAAAGATATTGATGATTATTATAGCATCCTGGATTGGGTTTTGTCACTCGATCTTGCTACGATTTTTTTGATCATTGTTTTGGTCAATTTAGCAGGCGCACTTTTTTACGTCGGTCGAACAATACATAAGGAGTTTTTATGATCCGCATAGCAAACATGTCGGGGTCTCCCAAGTATTTTCATTGGACTTTTGTTGATGCTTCCAAGTTCAAAAGTATTGAGAAATATATCAAAGATGAAGAATGGGTTTGGGATTGTCAAAATGGCGACGAATGCACAACTTTTTGGGTGATAATAATGAATGATGATACTCCTAAGTTTTATAGATCAAAGCATAGCTGGGAATGGGAACGCTATGGACAAGAGGACTCGCATCTGGTAAACATCTTTGACATCATGGAAGTTGGAAGGGATGATGTGGTAGGATCAGCACGAGAAAACTTGAGGTTTGTGATATGAGTGAAAGACATATTGTTTATCGTGATCGCGTCCAAGAATATTGGATGAACGACAAAGATAATAAACATGATACCGCTTTGGTGATTGTCGGGGATCATGTTGAGCCGCCTATCAGTGCTATGGATCAGGTGAAGGTTGTCACTCTGAAGGATGGTTCTGAAAGTGTCAAATGCTATCTGGTGGACGTTCTAGAGGACTTAGAGAAGAGTTCCCTGTTGCATTGGACGTTTCAATCTAAAGACAAGGAGGAAACGGTAGTTGTTTTGACTCTGCGTCATCACTAAACCAACAACGGGAGTTAGAAATTATGGCTGATCGTGGTGTAAGGCTCGCGCGCATCTTACAAGAAACACTTAATGAATGTGTCAGCCATCCAGATAAACGTATTTCTCAGATTTGTGGGCTTCGGCTTTGGTGCTTTCTGTTTGTGCCATCTCTTTTTCTCTGACGGTTTCGCATGTTTATGGGCCACCGAAACCAATTTTGTCAGCAGAACAAATGCAATGAACCTTCTGGAGAAAACAGTAGTAAAAGATCGCATTCCTTTGGGACACTGAAACTAACTATGGCAAACAATTTACCGAAAAATTTCAAGTTCTCCAGCAAGTTGTTTCTGGAGTGGCGACCTGGATCATTTGAAGAGTTCCCCGATGGTGTAAAAGAGGAGCTAGATGATATTGAAAAGTTTGATACCCGATGGAAAGCATTTTATCGTGTTTTTAGACATTACCAAGAAAACGAAGATTATCTAGTTGATGTTGATGAAATTATCGTGGCAATGAAGAAGCAAGGTTATAGTGCCTATGCTACAATGATGTTTCTGAAACGATTGCGCCGGTTGAACTTGGTGCGGTTCACGTTTGACGATGAAGCTTTGATGGGGAAGTTGGAGCGAATCAGCTGGCTTCTGAACTGAGGGTAGAAAAATGGAAGAAACTCTTGAGAATCGCGCAAAAGAACTTGCAATTCGTGCGCATGGCAATCAGAAACGTAAATACACTGGAGAACCTTATACTGTTCATCTAACCGAAGTTGTAGAAATTATCAAAACCATTCCTCACACAAAGGAGATGGTTGCAGCTGCTTGGTTGCATGACACTTTGGAAGATACCGATTTGACATTGAAAGAGCTTGCGGATGAATGTGGTATCATCGTAGCAGGGATGGTGAACGCGCTAACCGATTGTTCTAAATCAAATGGAAATCGTAAGAGGAGAAAAGAAATAGATCGTCAGCGCCTTTCTGTATCGTTACCGGAAGTCCAAAGTATCAAGCTTGCAGATATTATTTCCAATGCGAGTTCAATTGAAGAACATGATCCAGACTTCGCTGTTGTTTGGTTGAGAGAAAAGGCACTCATGCTGGAAGTTTTAACTAAGGGCGATAAGACACTAATGGAAAGAGCTAGAAAAGAAGTAGGAAAGTAAGATGATGCGCATCCCATCACAGAAAGAAGTAGATGAGTTTCGTCATTGGATTAAAATGCATGATGAAGGCGAAAGATTTATAAAAGAACTTATAGCACGTTATGATACATTATTTAATGATCACGTTCAAGACTTTAAAAGACTTGAAACTAAAGATATGACTCCTGATTTAGACCCGAATGAACAACATATTCGGAGTATCCTTGCTGAAACTGTTCATACAGCTTTTAGAAAAGGGTGCGATGGCGGCGGTTCGTTTCAAGTGTGGACGGCTATTAGGAACATGGATAATGATCAATGGGGTAATGCAATTGAGTGGATGATTTATTGTTTGGATGTATCTGGATATGAAATTAAACAGAAGAAAAAGAAGTGAAACGTTATTTTCTCACTATTTTGTTAGGCTTAGCAGTGGGATTGTATTTTGGGATGAACAAATACTGTCATTCTCTTGCTTACAGTAATATGTATCGCCCCTATAATCTACATCGTCCGCCGCAGGGATTGGAGTATCGGTTTGATGTGGACCTGGAAACGAGATGGCACCTGCTCCATGGGTGTCAGGCAAGAATGACAGGCGAGTATGTGAAGATTAACTAGAAAGCGTTGATGCGGAAGTTATTATAAACGAATGTGGCTTCGGAAGTGATGAAAGAAACATCGGGTGCTGTGCTTTCAAAAACCATCTGAGAAAGTGAGATTGGAAAGGCATCAATTAGCAAGCACTCAAACTTTGGAATCTTTGTTGAGTCTAGAATCATAATTGAAATATCTGATTTGATACCATGTCCTGAAGCTTTGGGCTGGTTTTTTATTTCTCTATATTCGCTCCAGTCTTCGGGGAATCCTAGTTGCCGTATCCAGTTGTAAATTTCAAGATAGTTCTGCAACACTTCGTCCACCTTGAATGTAACAACAAGCTGGTCAAAAATAATGTGATCGCCAGCATGAGGGATAACAACAAATGGATTTTCATAGGCAGCTGGATTTAGTGTCATCGCTGGCACATTAACTTTCTGCGCGAAGAAGTTTATAGATGGACATTTTTTGATGCTGAAAATAAAGTTCAGCGGGCTTAGAAAGTTTGGCGAAAGCGGTTGTGTATCTAAAATCATGAACAATGAAATCCTCTGTTGACAGGAAGTGCTGAATCCTGTATTACTATTTAGTAAGCTGAGCCTACCAAAAACCGAGAAGGGGAAACAAAGGAAATGGCAGCAGCACCAAAAACAAACCAAGTCATAACAGCATTTGAAGCCATTGAAATTGTCCAAGAACAACTGGATTACGTTATTCTGAGGCTTGCTAGTATGCGCGATGAGGCTTGTTTGAAAAGGGTTGAAAGCTCCCATCTCACGATCAAAAATCTCCTACAAGACCTGAGAGAAGCTGGAAGATGAATATATTTTGGAAGAAGATTCATAAGGTGAAGATTGATTTTACTCCCCAAGAAGGAATCACTCCTCTTCTCGTGGCCAAAATTATGAAATGGTGGGTAACTTGTAACATTTGGAATGGAGCCATGTTTGATGTTGCTTCTTATAGTCATCTTATAGAAGAGATTCCCAATGAGCAGTTCCCTCATTTGACATTTTATGATGTGGAATATGATGAGCATAGGGTAATTTTCAGGCGACGTAACTATAAACAAACAGAATGGAAGCCAAGGTAAAAACGATGCCCTTCAATCATCCAGTTCCGTCTTTGAAGTATGTTACATTTCTCGATGCTTTTGAGGAAATGGTTACTCAGAAGCAAAAAGAAATCAATGACATGAGAGAAATGGAACAGGTCTATAGTATCTGTTCCAACGCTCTCAACTTTTCGGAAATCAGTGTTCCCGTAAAAGTTATTTGGGGTCCAGGTTGGATTCGGATGCAATCTAATCTTACCAAAGAGACTTGCATTGATACATATAAATTTCTTCGGGAAATCATAACTACACGATTATTTGAAGCTGGACTTATTGGTTCAGATAAGATTCCTGAAGCACGTTTTGCAACTTATCTAATCTTTTTCACTTGGCGCATCGAGAGAAAAGGAAAGATGCGCCCAGTGGAAGTTGATTTGCGTCTAGAGATTCCTTATGCATATCGTGATAAAGTAGGCGCTTCAAAATATATTGATATAACAACTCGGGAAGAAACTAATAGATATACGATTCCAAGGTTTCGCTGCACAGAACCAGGATATGAGCATGAGTGGGAATAACACAGCTATCTTTGAGATTACGTCTGACATAGCAGAATTTTTTTCTGTTATGACTGTGTTATTAGCAAAATTTATACATATAGAACATTTGATTGAAGACCATCCTAATGCAAATTTATTGATTTCTGGAGAAAGAGCTTTATTACTTCATAACAAACTTACGCATGCTTGGAAACAATATAATAAAATAATATGTCACAAAGATAAAGATGCTTATGATCTTATCCGTCATCTTCATAAAAAAGTGAAGGAGATAAATTCTGTTATTTCATTAGCTCAAGTAACTTATAGACCAATAACAAAAAATACATCCATTATAAAAATACGACTCAAAATAAGATTTATTCATCAGCTACAAAAATTGGTAGGAGAAGTGCCTGATTTTGAGAGTATTGAAAAAGAAGTTATGGATTATATGGATTCTTTGGCACGAATGACTCGCACGCCTTAGGACCAAGTAATATAAATGGCGCCATTACCTCCAGGCTGGCCGCCACCGTTGCCCTGGCCTCTTGCGCCAACAACAATGGTTACGTTTCCACTTGGACCGCTACCACCAAGATAACGGATTTTTGCATAACCTCCAGAACCCCCAGAACCACCAGTTACTAGAATAGGCTCAAACTCAGTTCCTAAGTTTGCAAAATGTCCCCCGCCGCCGCCTCCAGGTTCAGAACCTTCCCGAGTTATTGGACCACCAGCACCACCAGAAGCAGGTGCATTTCCTCCGACACCTAAAACGGTGCCTGTATATCCGACGATATTTACATCACCGCCTGAAGCATTTCCGCCGAGTCCATTTACACCATCTCCATCATCAGTTCCCCCGGTGCCTTTTTTTCCACCTCTTGCAAAGATAGCGTTATTGAAAGAAGAATTACCTCCATCTTGGCCATCGTTTTGCGTAGCGGCGGAATCACCACCTCCTCCACCCCCGCCCCAAAGCTCAATTTGTAAAACCTTGTAATTGGTTGGAATACGGAATGTATAAGTCCCTGGAGTCGTATAGCGTCCATCTGCAACTTCAGGCGTTATGGCTGTTATGCTGACATTTGCAACATGGAGATAATTACTCCATCCAGCAAATACTTTCATTGTTGTTCCATTCTCCATCCCAATCGGATAAAGCTTTGTTGTTTGAGATTGGTTAGCAATATAGAGTTTTGGATTGACAACAAATCCAGCATTAGTATCTAGAGTGATATTGGTGTTTGCAAGAATGATACCTAGATTAACTGTGAGGACAGCGGATGTTTTAGCATCTGTATAAACTTCGTTAGCATCAACACTTAGATTGATAGTTGGAAGATAATCAACTATTGTTTGATAAGAATTAGATACAGTATTTAGAGGAATATTAGAAACATAGCCATAAGTGGGATGACCATGCACCATAATAAGACAGTTTGATAAAGCAAGAGCGGAAAGGTTAGCAACAACTTGGAGAACAACAGATTGATTATACTGGGAAGCTTCTTCTGGATTGGTGTTGGCTTTGTCAAAAACAAACTTATCGGGTAGGCTAATCTTTCCAGGATGCGCGCTGTTGATCTGCCAAAACTGGAGTTCCCGAGTGTTGACTAAAGACACACTTTCGGCTGGATTGAAAGTGAAGATCAAACTTTCCGAAAGAGAAAACAGGGAGTTGGAAGCTGGAGAGCCGAAGTGTTTGCCCTGGAAATATTTTAGATTATCAAAGCTTCTGTTGAACGTATTCGCGAAAACTGTTGCCTTCAGAGTGTCTATCTGAAAGAATTGAGCCGCATCATAATCAGAAAAGAAGTCTTGAGCAAAGCCGCAATTGAAGTTATGATAAAGAGAATTTTCAACTTCTTGGGCGAGCTTGTTGAAACCGATAACATAGATTTTATTATGAGGAGTGTCTATGTAAATCCAGGGACACGTTTCTACAGCAAGATCGTTTACAATATGAAAATTATTTGCCAAATATTATCCTGAGTTAGTGAGTATGAATACGCCTGCTATTGCTGCTAAAAGACCACATAAAAATCCAATGATAAAAATAACTTCCATTGTTTTGATCCGTGTTTTTCTTGGTTTTGTATTTAGACGTGGGTTCCTCAACTAAAAATCACGAGGGAGGCGCTTTTTTAGTCCGTCACCCACAAACCGGAAAGGTTGTTTTAGAATTCTGTTCTTGATAGAGTTTGCTGTTGCAGTGAACCCATGGAACGATGCTTACAGCCCATCGCCACACAATGCTCCTTCATACCGGCAGCAAGACTATACTTCTTTGCAAGATGCGTGTTGCTCTTGTCAATGAAGCATTTGCCATCCCGATTTCCAGATGTATTCGTTGAAATATTTCCGCAGTCAAAAATCTCAGGCGACAGCGGAACACCTTTGCCTTCTACTGCCTGCGGAGGATACCAGAAGCCGGTAGTTCTGTCATAGTAGTAGGTATATGCGCCGTTGACTTTGACCTTGGCAACGATTTGAGTTTTTGCTGCCTTGGCGATTTGGTCTTCTACGATGCATTGCTTTTGATAGTTCTCGTTATTATTCAAGCCAGCAATAAGTTTAGAAAGATATTGATCGTGTTGAGTAGAGCGAACATTTGACGATTGTTGATGAATCAATAACTCCTCAACAATTTTCTGCCAATCCTTTGGGAGCATTTTCTTTGAAGTGAAGACCATATCTTTTCTCCGTTGTTGGGTGGGTAGGCTTTCTAAGATGGATGCTTTGTAACATGACTATACTGTAATGTCAATTGGAAATATTGATGGGTATTAAAAAAAATGGCGGCCTGATAAAAGACCGCCGAGTTTGGGGCAAAACTTTGGGAGTTGTTTTCTCTCCTACTGTCCGGTGCCTCCAACGCGCCGATCTTGGAAGTCCCAGAACAGTACCGGGTTGCCGGAACTGTAGGGATCACGGACGGTGCGGACCTTGCCAGCCTTGGTGCCAGCACGGTTGATCCACATGTCATAGAAGCCCGGCCCTGGCGCGCTGGAAGAGCCCATGGACTTCTTGTTGTCCTTGGCCGTCTGCGCCTGAACGCCGCTGGAAACTGCAACCAAAGAGGCTGTAGCAACCAGCACGGCCATCACACTGATCTTCATACAATTTTCTCCATTGAGTTAGGGGCTTTCAATCTCGCCCATAAAAGTCAATATAAAGAATCGGGGAACGAAAGTCAAGCGTTCACAAAAAGTTGACTGAGAAGTCTATGTATGATAAAATGTAAAAATGGATATTGTTTACAGATTCTTGAATCTCAGTAGTGGAAAGAGCTACATTGGGCGAACGAATATGGGGCTTGAGCCGCGTTTTCGTGCTCATGTTTATGCTTGGCAGCGTTGTAAAAAGAGACGCATGTGCAAGCTGTATTGGGCCTTTCGCAAGTATGGAACAGAGTGCTGGAAGCTTGAGGTGTTGGAGGAGTGCGCCAGTCTAGAGGAATCCAAGATCAGGGAAATAGAGTTGATTGCGGAATATGATGCTATCAAGAGCGGATATAACATGCAAAAAGGTGGCGATAGTGGATTGGCGGGAATGAAGCTAAGGAAAGGGCATAAGAAGGCTATTTCATCTTCAAGGAAAATATGGTTTCAGACTGAGGATGGAGATAGATGGAAAGAGGAGTTACGAAAAAAAACTAAAGGAAATAAGTATGGCGCTTTGCGAAAAAATACAAATCTATCTGAGGAAACCAAAAGAAAAATTAGTGAAGGTAATCGCGGTAAGGAAAGAACAGATATACAACGTGAAGTATTTTCTGATGAAATGAAACGTAGATGGGATTCTGGTGTTTACGACAATAGACCAGCAATGTCTGAAGAAACAAAAAGAAAAATAGCAATATGGAATGTTGGTAAGAAAAATACTGAAAGACAGAAACGGGTTGCAACAGAAGTTAATCAAAAGAAATGGGAAATAACTTTTCCTGATGGGCATACTGAAGTTGTTATAAATCTAAGAAAATGGTGTCTAGAGAATGGATTAGATCAAGGTAATTTATCGCGCACACATTCTGGTAATGGAAAATCAAAACATAAGGGGTATTGGGCAAGAAAATTGGAATAAAAAAAGGGAGCCGCTAGCTCCCTAATTTTATAAATACAATTACATAAGGTAGGTCACATAAGATGTTGAACGAGGAACTTTCTGTAATAAACGTTTGAATCTACTACGATTGTGCCACCACCAGCAGTTAGACCTTGAGCGAATGGGTTAGCAGTCATACCATAACGTGTCTTGAATCCGACCCGAGGTGTGAATGAATCTGGACGAACCGCATTCATTAGCTGTAGAGGAACGTAGGGGCAATAGAAGATACCAGCATCAAAAGCTGACTGTCCTTTATAGCCGACGTTGATATACTGGCCACCTGAAGAGTATGGATCAATGAAACACTTAATCTTTCCGTTCAGGACACCAATAAAGGTAGAACCTGTATCGTCTGGATTTAGGTTATTTTGTAGAGCAGGCGTATAATCAAGAACCTGTGCAGCTTGTAGAGCGGAAGCTACGTCCGAAGTCATAATGGCAATATTGCCTTTCCCTCTACGGGTAGACTTCGCTAGAGCGTTACATTCACGATCTAGTTGATACATTAGACCTTTCCATTTCTCAACGGACCAACGGCCATTTGAGTCGGTATCAAGATCAAAGAAACCAGCAGTTGTAGTGTCTTCCTGACAACCAACTGTAGCAGCTAGGTTGACGGTGCGAACAACTTCACGATTGATTTCCGCAAGGATTTCAGTTGAAAGAATGTTGATAAGTTCAGCGCGAGCATCCATACCATGAACTGCTTTCAAGTCTTGTGCGAGTTCTAGCGTGTATTCCGCAGCTAGCGCACGAGTTTTGGCAGTAACAGTATTTTTCTCAATGCTGAAAGCCATCTGAGCAAAATCAGAGTTAGAATCAGTTCCCAACGCTTCACCTTGCGCTGTTGACATTGCACCACCGTAGTTGTAGATGCCGGTCGCAGCGAGGTTTGAAACAGCAGTTGAGTTACCAGGGAGTGATCCAACATGCTTCAAGCCAAGGGTGTTAGCGCCAGAAAGGATTGAGCTAAACATCGTGTTGACTTCGTTATAAAAAGTCTCTGAACCAGTCTGGTTAGTATACCGAGAACGCATCGCAAAGATAAGACCAGTTGGACCTGTCATAGGCTGAACGCCAACAATGTCATAGGCAACTAGATTAGGAGCGGCACGTCTAACCATTGAGATTAGAATTGGGTCAAAGGTGTCAATTGCACCTGTTGAAGGATCGGAGCTAGAACCAGCCATCATGTTTACAGGAATGGCGGCTTCGTCCAATCTCATGTTCTGTGGAATGTGAACACGATCCTCACTAAGAGCCTGTTGAGTATTTTCCAACATAATCGCGGTACACATTGCGCGATGGTTGTCCCGAATCTTGGGCATCTCCTTATGATTAAGGATACCATCCCATTTTTGCTTCAGTAGTTCCATTTCATTTAACATTCTCTTCTGAGACATTTATTATAACTCCTAATTGGTCTTTCTTAGTTTTATTTAGAAATTCTATTTTTTCAACAGTTATCGTTTGATCATATGAGACAGAGTCTTGGCATATACATCCATTACTGGGTCTAGCTTCTTCTCTTCCTCAGTATCGTTTTCAATAACGTCTTCCTGAAGAATACCAGTTGATTTGTCACCTTTTGTTGGGAAATACTTATTCTTTACAACAAGTAGTTTCCGCTCAAAAGTTTCTGGGGTTTCAAAATCGATTCCCTCAACAAGTGTCTTGAATTTCTCTTTTTGAGTAAGAACAAGACCTTCAGTCATTCTATTAATAAGTTCTTCTTTATCAACAGATTCTAGACGCTCGGCTAGTTCTAGGTTCTGATTGATTGCGTCATTGAGTTGAGCTTCTAGAGCTTCAACTTTCTCGCCAAGAGCTTCAATGACATCTACTTTGTCATCAGGAAACTCAATGTTGTGGTTATGGAGAACTTCTTTTAGATCATAAACCAACTCTTCCATGATTTCTGATTTGAGAGTTGATTCAATCGCAACTTCGTTTTCTTGAACCCAAGCTTCTGTGATATAATCAAGATACTGGTCCAATTGTTCAGTTAGCGTTGTAAGAGCTTCGTCAACTTGTGCGTCGGCCTCTTCCTGTAGCTCTTCTCTCATCTTCTCACGCTCAAGAGCAACGCGAGTGGAAAGAGCGGCTTCAAAAATAGTTTCGGCTTTCTCTCTGAATTCATCGGAGAGTTCTGTCTCGCCGCCGAAAATTTCTGTGATAGCTTCTTTGATGCTTTCTGTCATACCAGCTGAAGCAAAAGAAGGCTTCATTGCAAGAGTTCCAGCATTATGAGCAGCAGCACTATCGGGAATATTTTGAGCTTCTTGGCCGATCATCTGAAGCATCTGATCAAGGCAGTTGATAGCCATATCCTGAGGCATAATACCAATTAGATTGACAGCCATTTTCATAGCTTCCATTTTATTGGAAGGCTTCATTGCGATGCTTGCTGCATTATCAGAAGCTTGGTCTTCGTCAACCGTGTCTTCAACATTCTCAATTTCATCGTCATCAAGAACTTCGTCTTCTATTAAAGTTTCTTTCTTTACCATTTTCTTTCTAGCCATGTTTATTTACAACTCCTGAACGAATACTATGTGTTATTTAGCGTTTATTAGACTTCACATCTGTTTATTTGAGTGATATGATGCTGGGCTTTACTCCAGTGATGCTTGGCTTGTGCTCGGGAAACTTTAGTGGGACCATTGTGTTTTTCCCATTCCAATATTCCCTGATAAGCATTTCTATGAAAATCAAGCTGTTTCTGATGATGAGCTAGATGAACTTCTTTTCTTCCCTTTGGCCCCAAGTCATCAGACCAACCTTCTTGCTGTATGCCGTTAATATAATGAGAAAATAGTCCAAGCATCTTTTCTTCGCGCTCACGCCTTGGCATTTTCTTAACAGTTTCAGCCACTTGCTCTACATGTTTCTCCATATAAGTGCCTTTTGTAGCATCAAAAACCCATTCTACACCTTCCATGATACCGTTTACCCAACATCCGGCGCCTGAGGGTTCAACAACACAATCAACAGTGAGAAGTTTGAAATCGTTTTGGACTTCTTGTAAACCTTTGTCATTAGGCTTTACTGAGCCAAGACCACGGGTTGACATGCCTAGTTTTCCGCCAGTTTCAATGATGTTTTTCATTAGCTTACCGGAAGCGCCTTCATCTAGGATCAAAGCCTTACCAATAACGTGATTACCATCCCATTTTAGGGAAGTAATACGATGGGAGATTTTCTCTTCATTGATTTTTGGGCCGTTTGCAGGATGCCCAAACTCACCAAAAGCACTGCCATTGTTGACTTTATCTTTTAGAAAGCTCTCAACAATCGGCTCCATCAACGCTCTAGAATAGACTCTGTTATTGCGATTTGGAGTATCAACAGAGATATAGGGGCCAGAAACATAAAGGTGCTTCCGGCCGTCCTTTTCCTCGGTCAGATATTCCAGATCGTTAGTAACCTCAGTTATTAAGCGCAATGACATTATTATTCACTATTACCCTTGACGTTGGTTTCGATATAAGAAATAGTAAGACCGGCACCCGTGCGCTGGCCTGGACCCATAATGCGATCAGCATAATCTCTGAGGCCAGAAGCAATCATTTGACAAGCAACAAGCTCAATATTAGTGTTGCCACCGGAGCCATATTGAATTCCTGCCACGTTAGCCATAGCTGCCCACAAAGAAGCAGAAATTGTTAGAGTATTTGCACCAGTATCGGAAGTAACGACTTTAGCCATGAATTAGAAAGTTCCTTTTTTATAGTTGTAAGTTCTGTGTTTTATTTAGTCTTTATCTATATTCTTCTTGATTTTTGGAGGATTCTTGTCCTGCCATTCCCCATGATTATAGTCTCTACTCCAGGGTTTTGGTTCTTCCAGGGAGCGAGCTTTTGTTTGATAGTAAGGAGCATAAAGCGCGCGGGCGACAGGCCCATAACCTTGACGTTTTTGCTTCATTCCTTGAGCTGTTTTATAGGCTTGGTTTGCGCGCTGGTATTTGTGTAAGTGTTTCAGGGATTCTGGATCAGTCAGAGGATGCGCAATATGTATACTACGTTTTCCTTTTCTTACTTGATTAAGGTAAGCATTATAATGTTTCTCTGTTTTCTTTGCATGTTTATCAATAGCATCGTCTAATTCATCATCATTATGTGGATTTTCAGTAAGAGATTCGTCACGTTCTAAGTCTCTTCTGTATTTGTCTAGCGCATGTTGAGCAGCACTTTTATGACCATATGCTCTTTTCAAGTGAGCTAAGGAAGCCCCAAGATCAGATGAGGTATGAAACAAACGACGATGATTTGTTTCTAGCTTTTGATGATATTCAGCTTTTTTCTTTTGCTTGGGGGAACCTGTTGGAAGTCCAAGTATTTTTCGTAAAAACTGCATATCATTTTTATGTTTGAGAAGTCATAAAGGAGTGAATCTTACCAAGCTCAACAACAACGAAAGAGTTGGTTGACATGGTAATAACTAAACTACCGGCAGTGTCTAGATTGATAGTTCCCTGATGACCGACATAATCATGATAGCCAGATTGTGTATATCGGCCGACAACATTTGATCCGCGCAATACTGAAACCAAACCATCTGTGCCCCACCAAATACGTCTAACTGTTGCTCCCGACAGGATTTCATCACCAGTTGCAACGTTGCTAACTGAGTTGTTGCCTACGATTGTGATGCTGACATTGGAAACGGCATGGAGAGTAACAGAACTGTTCTTCCGATTTGCCATAATTCTTTCAACCATTTATTAACTAACGCTCCTTATGCTCCAAAAATCTGCTGACAGATCGGGATTGGTTAAGTAGGCAAAATGCAAGTAATAATAACCTTTATCACCAACACCATCACCCCATGAATTTCGGATGATAAAATGCTCGTCTTTTGTATAACCTACACACATCATAGCATGACCACCGAGAGGATCGGTGTGGGCTCCAGGCATCGGCACAAAGCCACCGTTCTTGTCACTCCAATAGAAATTCTCATAAATAGTAGAGCCAAAAACAAATGAATGCCCCGCCGCCAAGCAAGTTTTTAAGCTATACAGATCAGTGTTATTCAGTCTAAGATATGTGAGTGCTTTGTATTTCTTTGCATCAGTATAAGCTTGATGTGGTGGCTTGATTGCGAATTTTGAGATATCATAAGGCCAAACGGATTCACGCGCAAAACCATGAGTTGCAACAGATTTGATACCATCACGAAGTTCTGCCCCGGAATCTTCTAGAGCATCGCCTTCCATTTCTCTTTCATTGTAATAGATAAAAAGACGAGATGGTGTAAAATCAGGTAGACTCGTGTCTTTGATGCGTATAAACTCAATCATGCCAGCAATCGCTTGCGCGGTGCATGATCCGAGTTCATCTTGGTCATAAACAGGGGGACAGTGTTTGCGCAGATCAACAGACTCAGGAAGAGCAATTCGTTTTTCTAATTTAAGGTGGAAGTGTTCATATTTGTAGTCGCGAAAGTCAGGCTTATCGCGCCTCCATCCAAATTTGAACTTTGCTCTTGGTTTAGTCATCTTAGTATATCTTCTTTGGGTCTTTCTTTAGTCTTCTCATTTCCCCGGCAACCACTGCGGCATGTGCTATGGGCTTTGCTATTAATCCGCTTTTCTTTATAACTTCTCCAACGGCTGGATGAACTAAACTAGCATAATCAGACACTTTACCAGTTATTTCATCAGCCTTTCTACTTCCAACACTTCTTTCTTTTTTTGTATTATGAATAGCTTGTTTTAGTCTGTGTATCCAAGCTTCACTTAGCTTTTTTTTGACCAAGGGATTTACCGCGTTTGAGTTTCTTTATTCTTCTTCTCCGATTGAGAAGTATTGATCCTCTTAGTCTTCCTGATCTGTCTCTAAATTTCGGTTGTTTTTTTTTACGCCAACGAGTTCAGGCGCATCGTTCTCAGGATCAAGAGCTTCCTTTACTGTTTTTTTTTGAAAAAGAGGTTTAGGTGCAGGCTTTTGAGTTCCACGTCGTAAACCATTATTATTCAATGTAACTTTAGATGATTTGGACCCAGCTTTTGCAGGAGTATATGTGCTTCTTGCCTCTTCAACTTCTTCTTCACCTTCGGGAGCAACATCATCTTCGGGCTCACCATCTACTTCTTCATCTTCGTCTTCAAACTCATCCTCTTCATCTTCTACTGGAGGCTCGGGTGGATTATTGAATAGATTCTGAGCTAGATGTTGTTTATAATCGTCAACAAGGCCTGAGGCGCGGGTTTTGATTTCTTGATCTAGAATAGCTTGAATCCGGGATGGTTCTGCGTCAATTGCAGCTATGATAATTTCTTGGGCTGGTGTAAGTTGCTCGCCAGCTTCCTCTTCATTCTCTTCCTCTAGTTCAGCATCCATTTGCTCATACTCTTCAGTGAGAATACCAACGATTTCATCATCTGAATAACCTTCATTCTTTAGCTTCTCAATGATACCGTTGAGAGCTTCTTTCTCTAGATCATTGAACACTTCTTCAATTTCTTCATCCGAAAGACCTTCTTCTTTCATAGTTTTGACAAGATTATCCATTTCTTCGCATTGCTGTTTTTCAAGAGCTTTTGCAGATTTCTTTGTCTTTTTGGCTTCTTTCAGTTCCATTTCGTAATCTCCTAGAGCAACATCCTGGTTAAATAATTGTTTTCCAACTTTCGCAGCGCGCTTTACTTCACCTCTAGAACGTAACTTCATCAGTTGCCGTTTCTTAGAGGCATAAAGCTTATCGTGTATTTTCAACAATTCTAAGGGTGATAGTTTATCTATATCTACATCATCCATAGCTTGTTTACTTTTTACCTTTATCTTTCTTCTTATTTATGCTTTGTTTAGGTTGGGCCGCAGCTGGAGGACCATCGCCACCATCACCGCCACCGGGTTGTGGTCCGCCCATTCCTGGCGTTGCCCCTCCAGGCCCCATTCCAGGCATTCCAAGCATTCCTTGCATGGCCGCTTGTTGATAGATTGGATCATTCATTTCTTCGGCAATCTCAGCATCAATTCTTTCAATATCCTCATCAGTTTGCTTGAGAAGATTCTTTCTAACCCATGTTCTTGAAACGAACATGCCTATAAATGGAGCAATCAGACCAAGGGTTGTATACTTGTCATTTAGAATCTCACGTTCTTTGATTTCTGCAAAGATGTTCTCTTTTGCATATTTGAACTTGATTCTATAGGCAAGTGGCTTCCATTCTTCAGGCTTGATAATTTGCTTGAGAATGAGTTGCTTTTCTAGAATCTTGAGAAAAAGCTGGTTGAAACGAAGCCGCGTTCGATCAATAAACTTAGCAAATGTAATTTCGTCGCGAGTGATTTCTGTCATATGTGTGCCAAGACCGCCCATCGCTTCAGGATCAGTTCTTGTGAAAGGAACATTCAAAGCTGCATAAAGACGCTGTTTGAAAAACTCAACTTCCTCTAAAACTCCTTGCGCATTGCCAGCGGGTAGAGTATCAATCTCTGTGCCTCTTGAGTCGCCGCGTCTTGGAAACCAGAAGTCTTCTAGCATCGTCATGTATTTTCTATCATCACGAATAGCGCCAGATTCAGAATCATAAACGAGACGATTCTTATATCTCTGCATCATGTCACGAAGATATTGATCAGCTTTTTGTTTGGGAAGATCACCCACGTCAATATAGAAAATACGTCTTTCGGGAGCACGGGCCAAACGATAGATGATTGTTGCGTCTTCTAGAGCCCGCAGCTGATTGAGAGGTTTGATGGCTTTGTGTAGATAGCCTAGAACGAGAGTTCCGGCACTGTCTGTAATGCCACTTGTAATGTGAACAATAGCATCCTTAGCAATTTTCAAACCTGTTGCTGGAGTTGCATAAGTGTAGCTTGGCGTTGAATTTGTAATGAAACCAGATGGATTATAGATGAAGTATTCGTTCTTGGTTGTTTGAATAACTTCAGCCCCCGGAATTTGTTTGGTGTATTTGTCACGATAGGGAACAACTTCGCGCACTTTTCTTATCTTGCGTGGATCAATATAACGAAGCTCTTGGATGCCTGCTTCTGGTTGTTTTTCATCAATGATAGCATGAAAATAAAGTCTGCCATCTATGTAGAAACGACGAAAGATATCATAGGCATGGGTATTGAATTCAAGGAGTTCTTGCGCTGCATCAAATTCAGCTTCTATTGCTTGTTTGACAGCTTGAGGGAGTCCAGGCAGATCGTCCAGAATAATTTCAACGATCTTAGTATCTTCTTCTTGAACGATAGCTTCATTTGTGATTTGGTTGACGCAAGAGTCAACTTCGGCATGGAGGTTCATGTCACGATATTTGGTGACAAGTTGAGCTTCGTTTCTTACAGAGCCTTCTAAATCAACATATGTTCCATAAGTGCCACCAGCAGCAACGATAACTGCGCCATCGTCTTCTGATTTTGGTGTGAAGGATGGAAGAACGGCTTCGGCTGGTCTTTTTATTTCCCAGCCGAATACACGATTAACTGCTTCAGTTAAATAACCCATTTATTCTCCATAACAAAAGTAAAGTATTAAGGCGCAGTAACTAGATTGTTTAGACCTGGAATTACCTGACCTGAAATTGAAGCCTCATCACCCAACAGAGCATTATACTTGTCAGGAGAGGTTGACTGATCTATGCCTTCAAAGTAGTCAACAGAGAAAGTTACATTGAAAGTCTCAATTCTGTTGGTGTCACCCCAGTTTAGATCAATAGGATCAATAGAAATTGGGAAGATGCCAGAGAAACGATAGGCACGAATAGGTTGACCCGCTTTAGAATACTGAGTAACTTCAGCGGTTGACTTATAACCAGTTGGAAAGATCGAAGGATCAAGTCTGTTAGAAATAAGTGTGTTCATATGGTTTGACCACTTTTCCATCACCGCGCGCACAGCAAAGTCTTCATCGTTTAGGACGCTGCACTGCCAATCCATATATTGACGTTCGCCTGAATATTTGATAACGGCACCAAAATAAGGAACAGGAGCTTGTCCAACAATCCATCCAGGCATAGAAGCTGCTTGGACGAAGAATTTGACCCGATCTTTGAAAGTCATGCCCATCGCTGCATTGGGGAACAAGTCCACTTGGAACTGTGAGGGTCTTGTTCCACCAAAAACCAGACCGTTAGAGCGGAATTCGTTGATATTGAACGTCAATTTAGTTTACTCCTTGAAAGAAATTCATTCTCTTTATTTATATCGCTTATCTGAAGCTGCCAACAATTTCTTGGAAGCTGGCTCCAGTTCTTGTCGCCACGAAGTATAGCTTGATGAAATCAATCGCTCGCTCTGGTTTTACATAGATATCAGCGATCATGGTATGGCTATCAATAACTTCAGGTGTGTTGTTTGTTTCATCGCAAACAACAAGGAAGTCATAAACACCACGCCGACCTTGAATCTCGCGCATATAAGGCACAACCATGTTTCGGAACAATGCTCTTGTGAAAGCATCATTTAGCTCAAAGAGGAAGAACTTCGCAGCAGTTCCGATAGCTTTTTCAATTGTAATGAACAAGCGACGGACGTTCATGCGGCTGAAAGCAGATTCCTTACCAAGCAGGGTTTTGTTGCCGAGTAGAAGAGTGCCTTGTCCTTTTTCTGTGAAGACAGGGTTGACATCATTTTTATAAAGGGCATCGCGGAATGTATGTCTTGGGCTCCAGGCCAGTTTGACAACGTTCTTGATATGCCCACGGTTGTAACCAGCAAAGGCCCACCATGGATCAGTTAGCTGATCAGTTCTGACAGCAAGCCCGGCGATATCACCATTTAGAGGTAGATAACGATAAAGATCATTATATCTGTCATACTGATATTTGTAGCCTGAATCCAAGAAGGCATAAGAGCTATTGGTTAGAGACTGACGAAACTCAATGACATTATCAACTTCGTTACCATAAGCATTGATAGTATCAAAGTAGTCGGGGCTGCAAAATAGCACGCAATCCTTACGGATTTCGCAAATATTATCAATGATGTAGTTGGCTAGACCTTCTCCGTTTAGACCACCACGCGCTTTACCCTGCATGAGGATAGAAACGTCAATGTCTTCAGGGCTGGCAAATAGATCATAAGCATTAGCTAGAACACCGAGAGAGATAGCCCCTTCATCTGAGCCATCTTGCCCGAGAGCTAGAGTGACTGAGCTAACGTCATTGTTGGTTGTAGAAGATAGGTTCAAAGCAGTGTTTGAGTAGCCGATTGATCTATCATTGACAACATAGATGTATTTTGACTTGCCATTGATAACATTCTTATAGAAAGTGCTTTGACCGTCTAGACCTTTTGCGTCTGTAGCACGAGATAGGAACTTATAAGATTCAAGAACTGTTCCAGGCACGCCACTAAACTCGCCGCCTTCATCAATAACGACCATATGAATTTCATCGTTGGCGGAAGTGTTACCATAAGAACGCATATACTCAGACTGTCCAGGAGGAATTTGATCAAGAACATACCACTCCCAGAAACGAGCCAGCGTATCATCTAGGACTTGGTTTGAAATTAATCGTAGGTCTTCTTCAAACTGTAGATCAAAGTGTGCAGCAGCAACAGTGCTGTTGACGTTTGAAGAATAAGTTCCAATAGATGTAATCTTTAGAGCTTGTGTGCCGATAGAGTTGTTACCAAACTGAATAAAGTCAGTAATTTGGATGTTCGCTGCAAAGTTATCCGCAGCAGTATTAACAGCAGCACGCGCAGTGTTTTGTGAAGAGCCATCATGATTGTAGACGATAACAACGTTGGCTGTGTTAGAACCAACAGTAATAGAAACTGTTGCTCCACCATTACCAACAGCTGTAAGGTCTAGTTCTTCATTGAAAGCATCAGCAGAGTCGCAAAGTGAAACGCGCAAGGAATTTCCCATGACACCAGGATAACGAGCAACGTAAAGAACATCTGAATCAAATGTTCCTGCTTTTGCAAGATAGTCATCCTCGTGCTTGATTAGATTGTATTCTAGGTTAGAAACCTGGGCTGTGTTACCGATAGCAGCAAAGACAGACGTGTTAGAAACAAGCTGGATTTGGTTGACTGCACCAGCAAGAGCATGAGAAGCTGAATCTAGGTTGAAAGCTGTGCTGTTGACGATAGATGCAACCTTTGCCCCAAGAGTAACAGCTGAACCGTTAGAAGCAACAATGATCATTCCAGCAGCAAGAGTGCTTGTGTTGGCTGTAACTGTAACAGAGTTAGAAACGAAAGTCGCAGCAACGATAGGAGAAGAGCCTGTAGCATTAGCAGCGCGGACACAATAGAGAGTATCTGCATAGGCAAGGAAGTTTGCAGCAGTGAAATAAGTTTCTGGGTTTAGGTTGGTTGGTTTACCAAAACGCGCCCAAAGTAGTTTCTCATTATCAATTAGAACACGTCTCTCAAGTGGACCCCATCTAAATACACCAGCGAATCCGCCAACGGTTGTAGCAAGATTGGGGACTGCCCCTGTCAAATCTACCTCAATTATCTGGACGCCAGGACTTACTAGATTTCCCATTACCTTATCTCCTATGTTAGACCATAGAGGCCAAACTTATTTTAATCTTCCTGATATTTATAGTTTTATAGCTTTTAGAATAAATATCAGAAACCACTATGGTCTAACTAAAATGAAACATAAAGAAACAAGCAAGAAAAAAATGAAAATGAATCACTCCGATGTTTCAGGAGAAAAGAATCCTATGTTTGGGAAGGTTCATACAGAAGATGCAAAGATGCGTATTGCTGCCTCAAGAAGAAACAGTAAATGGCTTTATGATCCTTTGACAGGAATGCAAAAAGCAATTGACAAAAGCTTAGTTGAAGAGTATCTTAGAAAAGGGTGGAAGCTCGGCCGCCGCAAATACCAAAAGGAACCTGGATACCTGTTATCTTTCTGAGAGGAAAAATGAAACAAATGGAATATTTCAAACCAACAGCTTATCAATATTTAGATACTCGCATTTATATTGAGGCGCGAGGGGATGACTTATGGGCTGTTGTGGAATCAGGATGTTGTTTGAATAAGAAAGGACAATGGGAGTATGAACCACTTCCATCCAACAGAACAAAAGCTTTTTTGAAACGTTGTCGCTTTACTAAGGAGAAAGCTTTTGAGTTGTGCCTAAAAAAATAGAAAGTTTTTGAGTTGTGCATAAAAAAAATGGCCCGATGAAGGGCCATTTTTAAGTCTGTCGCCTTACGGCAGTCTGAGAAGTGATAACTCTTCTTTCTTGTTATTCCTTATTTAGTTCATCAGGTATGGACAAACACGTTTCTTCCCAGATTTGTCCATATAGAGTCCTGTTCCCGGATCGTATGTTGAAAAGGCGAAAGAACACTGCCTGTCTCGTTGGTCGCGGCTTGTTCTAGCAGCGCCTTGATTGGCAGGGACTTTGAAGTATCTATCGTAAATGTATTTGCCTGCTACAGCACTTGTAATCCCAATTACAAGAGATAGTCCAAAGTCAGCTTTGACAAGGTTACTGTCTGGGTTTGTTTCGTTCAAGCTCAAAAGACTTGTAACTAGAACGAGACTTCCCAAGAACTTTGTTATCGGACGACACATATCAATTTCTCCGTTATTGGGGGTTAGTAGAGCCTCTGAAAACAGGCGGAAACTTTACCCTTTTGCCGTTTTCAGAGGCTCTATCTAAATCAGTTCACCAGATAGGGACAAGCCTTGCGCGCACCATCCGCACCGACGACCATCCCAGTATTCGGGTTGAACGACTTGAACTTGGCAGCGCATTTGCCCATGTTGCCATTCGCGCGATAACCATACTCTTTATCGCCACGATACTTCATGGGGATATAGCCATCGCCTTGCCGAGCATGGGCCATCTTGGCACCCACAACGATGCCGCCGACGACGCCAAGAGCAACAAGACCGACCACGACGGGCACTGCTACAGGATGAGCTTTTGCAGACTGCATCGGCGTGACCGCTGCCAAAGCGGCAACAGAAAAGGCTGCGATTGCGAGTTTGAGAGACTTCATTTCTTCTTCTTTCCTTTGCTATGTTTCGTTTTTGGTAGACTAGATTAGGCAGTTTCTTCCGCTGACCTCCTTTCGTTGGTGCTGAAAAAAGGATCGGTGAGTGATAACCCCGCCCTATCTAATGACGGCTATGTTACCGGAAAGTAAGAAAATGTCAATTACAGAATCGCTAGGTGCTAAAAAAATTTACTCACGGAGAAAGGTATGATTTTACTAGAACTAAAGTCCTGGCTACAATATGTATTTACAATTCAACAAAAATAATCGTCAATCGCCTCTTGGAAACATCCAATTACCGCCACCAAAGTAATCATCTATTTGATCAGGAATTTCATCTATGCCATTGTCTATGAAACCAAAGGGAGTCAATTCGTTCATAATCTGGTCTTCACTTTTTTCTCTTAGTCTTGCAAGTGTGTTGATATCATTTATTTCTTTGAAGTAGTTTTGATTTGTGAGCCAAGAAAAAAGCACTAAACCCATCACGATATCATCATACTTTCCGGCTTCAGCTGCATAGGATTGTTTTTTACGAGAGAAAGTAGCGAGTTCTTTGTAGGTTGCATTGTCATTAATAATGAGCTTTTCCTGTTCCACTAAAAGTTTGAGCATGGAACAACCAATGGCCTTGACAACCTTTGTAGTCCGTAGTCCCTTTTCCGTTTTGTTGCCACCGAAGCCATAGGTGACACGTTTGCCGTCTCTGCCTGCGTTCTCTGAGTGTATCAAGTTCTCATACTCATAATCATAGTAGAGGGTGTCTGCGATTTGGCCGCCAAGGTTGATGTTGTTCTCAATTAGAACATGTGCTTTGTTATAAAAAGAAGCAACACGAAAGATTGTTTCTGTATACTCTATTGGAGGTATCATATTATCATAGAAAACTGCAACTTGTTCATAAGGCATTTCAGTTACATCTATCACAGAGAATGCACTGTAGTCTAGTCCTTTTCCTTCGGACACGTCAGCAACAAGCACATAAGTTCTATTTTTTTCTGCTCGTTTGTATTGTCTTAGCCCGTTGATATTGTAGATAGGAACAATTGACCCTGTTTTTCTTTTTAGTTCCTCCAGTTTCCAACCAGAAATAAGTGTTCCTGAAGAGCCTAACCAAGCAACACAATATTCTTGCTCAAACTTTTGCTGATCATGGTTGAGCGCAGCAAGAGTTTTTTGTCTCCATGCTTCATTGTAAAAAGGAACTTGATTCCAAATAACTTTGATAGGCACATAACCATTTGTTCCTTTTTCAGCCGCAGCGAAATAGTCATGAAAATGGTTCAAACCACAAGGAGTTGAAGCCATAATAAGTTTTGTGTTTTTACCCGAAGAAATAGTAGGATAAACGGCAGCATAGAACTCATCAAACTTCTGAATATGCGCGGCCTCGTCAAGAAATAGGATATCCACATTGTAACCACGAATAGCATCTTTCGTAGTCGTAGCAGCAAGTGCTCTTGATCCATTTTCAAAAAGAACTGACTTCTTGTGCCATTCAACAACACCTTGTTGTAGAAACTTTGGAAGGTTCTGAAAGGCGACTTGAAGTTTGTTGAGCATTTCTATAGAAGTTTCGCCCTTGTTAGAAAGGACGGCAACCGTTTTGTGTTCATGAAAAAGAACATACCAAAGAAGATATCCGCAAGTAACAGTTGACTTTCCTGCTCTTCGGCTGGTAGCAATGATCACATACCTGTTTTCATGGATTTTTTTGATCATATCTCTTTGATAGTCAAACAATCTGAATTCAGTTAGTCCTGTATCAGAACCAACAACTTTCATGTAGTTTTCTATGAAATAGATAGGGTCGTTTTTACACTTGATATATTCAGATACGAGATTGGGAGTCCATTCAATAGCAACTCCTGCTCGTTTTAGGGTAATGTTCCCACGATAAAAATCATGTCTTTGCATTCATTTATTTAGAAATCTCAACTTGACAGGAAATGAGTTTTCTTCTATGTGTTGGCTTGGAGCGAGGTTTGCGTGCGTCTTCTCACCAGTCGGCGCAAAGGAAGCTTGCTTTCTGTGTTAGCCTCGCTCCAACTTCTCACGCGCAGCAAAAAAAGGACATAAGAATGAAAAACCTCGTCCTAGCACTCGCAACAGCTTTTTTGATTTCTGTTCCCGTTACCGCTATGGCAAAAAGTGGTCATGGGGGACACCATGGCGGGCATCATGGGCATCATGGACATCATGGACATCACCATGGTTATTATGGAGGTTATGGTTATTGGGGTTTGGGCTATCCGCGCCTGATTCTTTGGGGTCCGGGAATCTACTATGATTGTCCAGTTGTGATAGTCAAAGGCCGCCGCTACTTCCGTTGTATCTGGTAAACAATGGATTGTTTACATCCAGGCATAGAACTGATCATAGGGGCAACCTCAGGAAATGATGTTTCTGGGGTTGCTTCTATAGTTTCGTTTATTATTATATTGGTAGCTTCTTGTGCTCTGGCAGCTTGTGGTCTTGTTAAATGTATTAATATTATTTTTCCATCTGATGCTAAGATAAAATCGAAAAGATTATTACTCAGTCATCTAGACGCAGTTCAAAGAATGCAATTTGAGGCTTATTGTATGTTTTATGTGGTTGGAGGAAAAACAGGAATTCTGTATTTAATTAAATGTCATAGTGGTGTTTTTGGTAATATAGAAGCAAACGGAAGAATGATGTGCGTTTATGTCCCGGATGTTCCAAAATATGATTGTTTTCTAGCGCAAAAACTGATGTTAGAATGCCCTCAAACTGAAGAGCATGTTAGAAATATCGCGCACTATGGTTAGTTTTTGTGTTGATCCAGAAGCTTAGCTAAGTCGGCTGTTGTGAGGATCAGATTGTTGTTAATAGTTGGCTTGTCTTTGGCATCCGACCTTTGATCAATCTTTTGTGCTGTTTCTTTTGTCTCTATTAGGTCTTTGTTGGCTGTTACGATTGCTGCCATGAGAGTCGTGAAAACCTCAAAGGCTCGTGGGTGTCCTGAATCGCGCGCAATCTCCAAAAGTTCAGAAAGTGCAACGTTACCTTTCTCAATAGCCCCCCGAATATTTTGTTTTACATATTCAAAGTCATCATCTGGCATCGGAGTGACAACAAGTTCTGTTGACTCTTTTTTCTCATTGTCAAACAAAGCTTCCATAGCTGTGTCAGTGTTAGCTTCTTCTTCCATTATTTTTTTCCTCACGTATTAGATGCAAATGGCGCTGTGTTGACAATCTTGACAACGCCCCAATCATCATCAAACCAAATCGTATGAGGATCAACAGAAATAGTAACGTTGCTTGTGGGTTCTCCATTTGCTGTAAGTCCCGGTTGAATTGTAAGCCTATCCACAGCTGAAGCATCGTTGGCAACATAGAAATTGGTAGTAACGAATTTAATAAGAGGTCTCTCAACAACAGGGCCAAATAGATAACCCTGAAGATTGAAGTCTAGAGTCCAAATTTGTGCGCGGCGAGTAATGAAATCTCCTTCATAGTTATCTTCGGGAGAAACACTACGAAGTGCAATAGGAATATCTAGTTTCAAGTCATCCATTTCTGGAATGAGAACAACAGAAACAGTATAGTCGGGAGTGAAGAAAGGAATAATCTGCTCAATGATTTTCAGGTTGTCTTCTGTGTTCTTCGCATAAACATAAAGACGAAAGTTGAAATCATAAGCAACAGGAACGAATTGAGTAAAAACATGATCAGCATCGTCGCCTTTTTTCACATACTTGTTGACTTTGGGAAGCTTCCTATCTCCATTGTAGTAGGCAGAAACATACTCAAATGACATCCTCGGCAAAGTAATAGCAGATTCCCGATCTATCGCCGGATCGGCTTTTAGTCTTGCTATTATTTTATCTTTTGGTGCAAAAGACAAAGGCACTTTCATAGATTGAAGTTGTGTGCCATCTTCTGCTGTTCTACTGATGTTTATATTATCAAACAGCAACCCGAAGACAATGCTATATCGCTTTATAAGTTGAAAATAAAAGTTATGTCCAAGAATAGGAGTAAGTCCTTAGTGTGTGTCTAGATAAGTTGTTATTACTACGGTGGCGCAAATCATACCGACACAAATAACAACCATAAGTTCCCAGCCCATTGTTTTTCCTTTGTTTTAGTGCTCAATTTCCCCGAAAGGATCAGTTTCAGAGAAATCAATAATTTCAGTTACATTATTCGCTAGAGTTGCATTATCATCAGGTTCAGCTGCATCTTGATATTTATATGGACTGCGGACGATGATATGACCTTTATCAGTTTTGATTGGTGCTCCTAGATCAGTAAGGATGCCATAGTCATAGATGTTGGTTGAAAACTTCGTAGTAATTTCATCAATCTCTGGAATGCCAGTATCAAAGTGTTCATTGCTATACTCATAAAGTTCGCAATAGATATCATAAGTTGGTAGGATACCTAATGGATAATGAATAGGTTTGTTCTGAATATACTTGATTTCAAAGGCTTTTTGGTTCAACGGATAATAGATCAAGTCACCTTCTCGGGGGCGAATATATCCAGTTGTTTTACCGATCAGATTATCAAAAGTGCGTTTGGCAACTGTGAAAGTAATTTGATCACGAATTTCAACACCAAACTTAGAGAACAAGTTTCCTTCGCCTTCAAAACCATCATAGGTCTTGACATATAAATCAATATAGAACACTTCTTGGAAAGTGGAAACATCTGTCTGACCAAATAGCTCATCTGCTGTATCTCTTATTCTAGGGAGATACATCATATCAATGCCATAAATCTTGATGCTTTCAACGATCAGGTCTTGAAGTAGCTCTTGCTCATTACTGGCGCCTACATTATTGAAAAACGTTGATGTCGCACACATTTATAACCACCATTTTCCCTTTTTGGAATTTTCTGCACTTCTTGGAGGAATACCAAGTCTTTTACCATGTTTAGAAACAGCTCTTTCCACTACCCTTTTTTCACGGACAGGATTTAGTCTTTTTCCAATTTCTTCATGCGACAATTTAGGATCGCTGGCAACTTTGGCCAACTCTGCATAATGTTCTTCACTCCAACGGCTTTTAGGATTCGCTGGAGGATGATATTCAGGATGATCTTTGTTTCTTTTAGCTTGTTGAAATATGTTAGCTTGACTCGTGTCAAAATGCTTACCAATTTCAACATCAGACATTCCACCTCTCCTCATTCTGAAAATTGTTGATAGACGATGAGATGCCTGTGTAGGAGTATGTAATTGTTTTGGATCAATACCAATTCTTGGACCATACTTTTTTATGGCCTGAGGGAGAGTATAAGGATCAAGATGATCCATACCCATATCTTTTGCAATTAGTTCTTTGTTTCCTTTGTGCTTTGTGAATACGTTTTTTAGTTTTCTTAGCTTATTGTTTGGCCAACTCCAACGTTTTTCTTCTGGATTTTTAGCTTGCCACACAGTAAATTTTCTATTTCTTTTAGGAGCATTAGCACCATATTTCATACCTGGATGATTTGTAGCATCCTTGATTTGACGACCTGTTAGTCCCATTCTTTTACCTATTTCCGCATGACTAACATTTGGATCAGATAAGTGATGATTTAATTCTCTAACTCTATCTGGAGTCCAGATTTCTTTATGGCTACGTGGGGGAATACCTAATTTTTCACCATGATTTCTAAGAAGTCTGCGCACAACCCATTCCGAAGTATTCATTTTACCGGCAATTTCTTTTACACTTTTTTGCGGATCAGCCGCGTGCTTAGCTAATACACTTAATCTATCCTTAGTTCTACCAAAGATACCATGTTGTCCACGTTTATATTGTGGGGTTTCTTCTTCTTGTTCAAAGATAAATCTTTTGAAGCGCATCATTTTGAGTTACCCCACGAGTCCAGGGATTGGTAAACTCCAGGTTTTAATAAGCTCTTCTTCCAGGCGTAATTTTTCTTCAAGTGCTTCGTTATAGATTTGCTGACCATTGAAGATGATACCACCAACCATTGGAACCATTCCATATTTCTTCAGATTGTTGCCCCATTGCTCTTTTACCAAGCAAGTCGTATATCTTTGGAGCCAACGGTCGGACCATACTTCAGAGAAGTTGTCGGGATGGATTCTCCTATAAGCTTCAAGAATAAGGTAGGTGCCAGCTGCAACGGCATCCCAAGCCATGTCAATCTCGCAGCGGTCTTTGTACTTGTTGAAGCGGATAGGTTGCTTGCCCACAAGAACCTCTTCTATAAGAGCGATGTTCTGGCGGACGATATAGTAATCTGGAACCCACAAGTTTGACAACTGGTAAATGTCATTCAAGGCGATCTGGTAACGGATGTTGAAGATGCTGCTGACGCTTGATTCAGCTATACCCACATCAAACAGATTGATGACGCCTGTGATTTCTGGAGGCAAGGGAACGAAGCCACCTAGTTCAGCCACCACGTTAGCAAATTGCCCTCCAGAGCTTGGAATCGTGACTGTAGGAGGTGTTCCATAGTGATCCCCATTGTCTGTAAAGTGAACAGATGTTATATAGCCATTGCCATTAGTTGTAATCGTTCCATTCGCTGCACTCCCGCCTCCATTTGAGAAAACAAGAGGATCAGAGTTGCTATAGCCTATGCCACCATTTTCAATTGTTAGTCCATAGATTTTGTCAGGATAATTATTGGCTACGATAACATGTTTATAATAGGTCTTTTCTGTGCCTTCAAAGTGAAAGTCCCAGAAAGTAGTCAAAGCAACATCAATACAATCATCAACTTGTTCATCTGCCACGTTTATTTCAATAACTGGCTCCCCAAGTCTTCTCTTACAGAAGGCTCCAAATTCTGCTCTTGTTGTCGGTATAGCCATGATTTATCCTATGTGAAAATGCTGATGAATTATTTAGAAAAAAGAAAAAGGGGCCGAAAAGCCCCTTTCTCCAACTTCCTTGTCCCTAAGGGATGTGCGTCAAACGCAGTGATCGTATCTCAAGGCTCGCTTTTTTTTACTTCTTGCCTGCTGAAGCTAGCATTATCTTATGGCTTCTTGAGGCTTCATTCAATGTGAGCTTCTTATCAGCCACTTTCTGAACTGTTTTTGGATCAGGTGCTACAGCGTCGTGAGCAACTTGGCCATTCATTTTCAGAAGGGACATGACAATTGCAACAAGTTCGGTAACGTTAGTGGCAGCTTGACCCGTTCCGAAAATTGGAGCAATCAGCTTAGACCACCATGTATTCTCCATCACCGTTGGTCGTGGAAGGCCAAGCCAACCAACAACTAGACCGATGACGACTTGAACCCATGGCATCGCAAGATAAGCAATTAGTGTTTCTAGCATGTTTTATGAACTCCTATAGGTTGTATGATCATATCAGTATTTAGGCTTTTATATTTCAGACTAGAAGCGCAAATCCACTCAAGAACATAACACCTAATATCATGCCCACAAATAACCATTTGAAAAATATAGGTTTTTGGGAATGATAGTAAGTATCTAGGAAACATCCCCTATATAAAACAAATTTTGTTGGTTCAGTTTTCATCATGGGATTAGTCCGCTTTTGAATACCAGTATAATCAAGCTCCCGATGAATGCAGTAAGAATGAGTCCTATAGCAGCATAAACCGCCCTTTGTATTGGAGCAAATTCTTTCTTTGTTACGTATTTTTCGTCTAGACGCTCTTGAATATCATTAAGTTCCCTTTGAACAGAGACGATTCGCTCTTCAAGGCGAACAAGAAGTTCTCGGGTAGCGGCTTCTCTGTCTCTAGCGTTTTTATCAGTCATTTTCCTTTGGCCTCAATACTCTCTTCTTAGTTCCAAGATGATGATTTGGATTCACACAACGACTATCATCACATATTCGGAATAATTTAGGAGGAGGTTCTTTACCTTTTACTTTTCTATAAACGTCTCTTACTGCATGTTTATTACTATTGTTACGATAAACAGCTTTGACATTATTATTAACATTCAATCTTCCCTTCCAAAACCAATGACCATTATCTCTAAATTCTTTCTTTACGTTTTTCATAATGTCATCATCAGATTCTTTGATATTCTTCTTAGCATAACGATTACTACGAATAGTTACTGCTGGTTCAGAAGGTTTCATATAATGCTTCCAAAGATAACGCTTGATATGAGGAAAGGTATCGTTTGCAATTTTTGAAGCTGCTATGAGATGGACAGGATGGACAGGTGTAAAACTATCATGCCCCATTATACCATAAAGTGCAGCATTTACGCCAGCAAATCCAGCCGTAGCCGCAGTATAACCCGCGATTTTCTTTTTTCGCGGGGACATTGAGTTTATGATATCTCGTAAGTTTCTGCCCAAGGATTAATTACCAACTTCCGCCGCCGCCACCGCCGCCGAAGTCACCACCGCCACCTTTGAAAGCACCTTTGGCATTGATCTTTGCTGATTTGAAGTCGCCTTTCCAGCTACCTTTATATTTCCAGAATTTCCAGTCTTTATCGAACTTACCACCTTTTTCATGGGCAGGATTAATAGGATCACGTTTGACAGGCACTCCAGACCCAACGTGTTGATTGGTCGGATTTCTCATAACAGCACCGCGTCTTGTATCTTCAGCTTCAAACCCTTTATCTCTGGCCATTTTTGACTTGGCAACCATTTGATAGCCGGTAGCGTGTTTCTTTGTGGTGCCTGTCATGATAACTTCATTAGGCTTGACTTTGGTGAGGAATGATCTAAACGACTTCTTGACATGATTCAAAATTGCTCTTGAATCCTCTGTAGAGAAGTTTTTTTGTTTGAACACACTACCATTCACATGAACTGTCGGCCGATAAGAGCCACCTTTTCCCCGACGATAGCGAACATGAACCTTATGTCCATTGATTTCTTTATAATCTACATAACCCTTGTCTTTACGGAATCGTCCAGGGAGAGGTTCAAGTTTTTCATTGAGATATTGAATAAAAGAAATCATAGGTCTGCCTTTTGTTAGAAATTGTTTACTTTTATTTAGGGAATATCAAGTTCTAATTCCACTTCAATCATACGACGTTGTAAGTCTTGAATAACGAGTATAAGAGACTTTATGATTGGATCAACATCTAAGGTTTCAATATCTAAGTCTTTGAAATTATTAGGGTTTATTATTTGGATATTTGTGGACATTTATCAACCTACTATTGTCTTCTAGAGCCTTGAACTCATGCCACTGACCAATTTCCCAGTCTAGAATCTGGCCGGTGACTGCTACCACCTTCCATTCTGTGTTAGGCGGACCATAAACTTCAAATGATCCGCGCCCAATAATAGTAATATGCACATCTTCGCGCTCGTGTTTGTGAAGCGGAAGAATATCATCTCGTCTGGCAAAGTCATAGACCACGCCAGTCAAGTCACCAAAAGCAATTAGCTGTAAATTAGGTAAGGACACCAGGACCACCCGTGTTTGAGTATTCTACCTTGGCTTGGAGAGGAGAAACTACAGGAGGTTCCGGTTTTTTTACAATTCCTTTGTCTTCATGATAGTAATAATGATCAGCTTTCACATGATCTTCACATTCAATCCATTTCAATGTTGGACACACTTCAAACATACCTTCACTGACTTGAGCGACACGAAATCCAAGCTCTTTACCTTCATGATCATGCGCTTTCTCATCAAAGGATATGAGGGCATACTTTTTGCTATCAGATGTTAACTTTTTGCTAACAGATGTTTTCAATTTCTTCTTCGCCATGATTTATCTCCTTATGCTATGTATTCAATTATACAGACGCCATCGCCGCCAACACCTCCAGCTGCACCAACACTTGTATTTCTACTATCTCCACCACTTGCACCACCACCATAATTTTTACCAGGATTACCAACTGCGGTGCTGCTTGGAGCCGCTTCTGCGGGTTCACCACCTTCACCAAGGAATAGTGCGCTTTTACCCCCTTTAGTTCCTGATGATTTTTCACCAGTTAAATTAGCATTACCAGATGAACCTACTCCACCAGCCCCACGTGTTCCCGAGCCGCCAACACCATCACCACCAGCACCACCACCTGTTGCTGAACAATGTGCGCCAAAAGAAGTAGTGGTTCCAGCAGCAGAAGCAGCCCCACCTTTACCAATAGTGATAGCAATTGTTCCACCTGGGGTTAAGCCAGTGATGTTTTTAATAGCTCCTCCTCCACCACCACCTGGGCCACCAATACCTTCTTGCGCCGGTGTGCAACAACCAGGAGAACTTTGTGTTCCTGAACCACCGCCGCCACCGCCACCGATAATAGTAACTTTGAGCGCAGTAACACCAGTAGGAATTGTCCATGTGGTGTTTGCTGTAATGACTTCAGTGTTAGTTTGTTTGTTACCACTAGAAATAGAAGTGCCATTCAAAGCAAATGACGTGCTGTTGACTGTCGCGTTGATTGTGGAGTTGCCAATGGACAAAAGCGAAGTAGTCAAGAGAACATTTGGTCCCATAACCAGCTGTGTAGGCTGAAGGTTCGCCCCTGATGTTGCGTTTGCTACTCTGACAATTATAGAGTTAGCTAGTAAGTTCGCTGTGCTGTTCCCAACAGAAAGTTTAGTTGTATCAAGGAAGATGTTAGCTCCAGCAAGGAAAGCTGTGGTGTTGATACTAGCCGAACCAATAGTTATCAGTCCAGGCTCAACATTTGAAATTGCTGTGGAGTTAGCAACTTTAACTAGAATAGAATTAGCTAGTAAGTTAGCTGTGCTGTTTCCAATTGATAGAAGTGAAACAGATAAGAAAACATTCGCCCCAAGAGAAAGTTGCGATGGAGATAAATTACTTGTCGCTGTTGAGTTTGCCAGCTGAACGAGAATAGAGTTAGCTAGGAGATTGGCTGTGCTGTTTCCAACTGCAATAGTTGATGTGTTAGTAAATACGTTAGCACCAATTCCAACACCAATCGTATTGACTGTGCTGACACCAATAACAAGTTTTACAGGATCAAGGTTTGCTGAGCTTGTTGAGTTTGCAAGTTTGAGTAGAGCGCCTGATAAATTCACATTGACAGTAGAGTTACCAGCAAAGAGCGCAGATGTGTTTATGAAAGCGTTGGCAGTGCTGTTACCAATTTGTATCATATTATTGGTAACAACAATGTTAGCGCCAAATGCAGCTTGGCTAGTATTTACTTGTAATTGATTTTGGACATTAAGTCCATTCCTTGCAAAGAAAGCAGTATTAGCCATAGATTCCCTATCCTCTTATGGTGTTATAAAAGAAGTATTTAGTAATATTCTTCTACAATAACGATGCCGATCTTGCCAGCACCACCATTGTTTGTTCCTGCGAGGCCAGATCGTGTGCCTCCACCACCGCCACCACCATAACCTTGTCCCGCAGCACCAACAGAGTTTGCAGTTGCAGCAGCAGTGGCTCCTCCCCCAAATATCGTTGATGCTCCAGCACCACCACCAGAACCGCCACCATAACCTGTTCCACCAGTGGCGTTTACATCTCCAGAAGAACCAACACCACCAGCACCACCAGCACCCGTTGCGCCCGAACCACCAGCACCAGCTGATCCGCCTGTAGCTGAAACAACTGCTCCAAAAGAAACGGTGCCTCCAGCTGCGCCAGTTCCAGCGGCGGGCGGAACAGTAACAGCTACAGAGCTTGTTCCAGTTACATCAGAGAATTTTATTCCAGCGCCACCAGCGCCCCCACCGCCACCTTGGCCAGGAACTACTGCGCAACATTGAGTTACAGCAACTCCAGCACCACCGCCACCGCCTCCACCGACAACTGTAACCTTGACTTTCTTGCAGCCTGTTGGTCTTGTCCAAGTGCCATTAGCGACAAAGACCTGAACAGTTGGAACGATGGCAACTTGTAAACCATTGACAAACAAACTTGAGGAGTTTATAGAAACGTTGACTGTAGAGTTACCAATTGATAAGCGTGTAGTATCAAGAAAGACGTTTGCACCAGTTAGAAATGCCGTAGCGTTAACTGTTGCAGAACCAATAACAAGCTGTGTAGGCTGAAGGTTTGCAGTTCCCGTTGCGTTGGCGACTTGAACTATAATAGAATTGGCTAGTAAGTTTGCTGTGCTGTTTCCAACAGATATTTTGACAGTATCAATAAGAACATTGGCACCCATTTTAATGAGTGTGGTATTAGCAATAAACCCACCAATTGTCAGAGTATTAGCTATGGTCGCATTGTTTGTAGCTTTATCAAAAGTGAAACCAGCTGTGCCAAGGAATGCGCCTGAATCATTAAACTGGACTTGTGTATTAGCGCCTCCGGGAGAACCACCAGCCCCTCCAGTAATAGCAACACCATTCAAAGCAAATGCGGTGCTGTTGACCGTGGCATTTACAGTAGAGTTGCCTACAAAAAGACGTGTGGTATCAAGAAAGACGTTGGCACCAGCAATATGAGCAGTTGTATTTACTGTTGCAGAACCAATAACAAGCTGTGTAGGCTGAAGGTTTGCAGTTGCCGTAGCGTTCGCAACTGAAATCAGAATTGAGTTGGCTAAGAGGTTGGCGGTTGAGTTGCCAACAGATAAAGTTGTGGTATTCAAAAATACATTCGCTCCAGCAGTAAGACCGGCTGGATTGATGTAAGACACCATAGTTGAGTTGGAATAGGTGAGGTTAGCAGAGATAACAACAGCATTTACTGTGCTGTTTCCAACACCTAATCCTGTTGCTGACAAAATAATGTTAGCACCCATATAGAATGCTGTGGTATTGACAACTGCGCCACCAATGACCAACTGATTAGGCTGGAGGTTTGCTGTAGCTGTAGAGTTAGCTAGAGAAACGAGAATAGAGTTAGCTAAGAGATTTGCTGTGGAGTTTCCAACGGATAGCTTAGTAGTATCAAGAAAAACGTTTGCACCTGAAAGAAAAGCAGAAGCATTTACAGTAGCAACACCAATTACAAGTTGGGTTGGTTGTAGGTTTGCAATACCCGTAGCGTTCGCAACTGAGACAAGTATGCTATTTGCCAGTAGATTGGCAGTGCTATTGCCAATTGATAAGACTGTAGTGCTAAGAAAAACATTTGCTCCAACTGTTGCTTGACTAGAATTAACTGTAACTGTTCCTGAAAAAACTGCGGCTATAGAATTTACAACAGTGTTGACTGTAGAGTTACCGACAAAAAGTTTAACAGTATCAATAATGACATTTGCACCTTCAGCAAAAGCAGTAGTGTTGACAACGCTGGTGCCTATTGTTAGCAATCCAGGTTGAAGGTTAGCTATGCCTGTGGAATTAGCAATCGTTGCAAGAATAGAATTGACACTTAGATTGGCTGTGGAATTGCCAACAAAAATGTGTGTTGCATCTATGAGAACGTTCGCACCAGCTGCATAGGAAGTGGAATTAATAACCATAGCGCCAGTTCCGCCAACGCTAACGGATGTGACATTGACAATAGAAACGCCAATGGTTAAAGATGTTGGTTTTAGATTTGCTGTGCCATCAGCATTTGCGAATTGCAAAAGAATACTGTTAGCAAAGAGATTAGCTGTACTATTTCCAACTTTTATAGAAACAGTGTCTATGAGAACATTTGCCCCAGCTGCGATAACAGTAGAGTTGACAACACTGGTGCCTATCGTCAACAATCCAGGCTGAAGGTTTGCTATACCTGTAGAGTTAGCAACTTTGACAAGGATACTGTTAGCAAAGAGGTTGGCTGTGGAATTGCCTGAAGCAAAGATAACACTGGTGAGAGTGTTTCCAACAGTTACATTGTTTGTGCTCTTATCAAAAGTGAAACCAGCTGAGCCATTGAAATATTTGCTATCATTGAATTGGACCCAAGTGTTTGAGCCTCCAGCATAATCAATCGTAACCCATTGACCAGCTGCATAGCCTTCAAAAGATTCTAGGTCTGTGTTATATCGGAAGTATCCATTACCAGCTGGAGAAGGACGATTGGCGTTGTTGCCGGAAGGGATATCAGCAGCATAACCAACATTCCAAACGAAGTTAGTATTAGCAAAGTCTTGAGTAATGAATGTCGCTTGAGCATAAGCATTACTGACAAATGCAGAAACGTCAAAGTCAACATCCATAATCGCATATACAGCTGTATCATTGGCTGTATACATCTGGCGATCTGGAACATTGAGAGCCAGATCGCCAGGACGTAAATCTTCTAGAGTCGGAACTTCCCCTGCCACGCCACTGACAAGGATTTGCCTATACTTGAACCGGCCTTTTATTAATTCTTTTGTGTAGGTTGAAGTATTGGCCAAGTCTCAATTCATTCCGTTTTTTTCAGATCAATCCAGCGGTCAGCCGTTTCGTCTTTCACTTCAATTACTTTAGGAAGATCAACAACCTTATTATTGATTGTTTTAAGCTCCTTTAGTTGTACTTCATATTCTTCTTTTAGTTTCACAACTTCCTCACGCAGTTTATGAAGTTCTCTATCTAGATACTCAACTTGTGCGCTCTGATAAATCTTAGTTTTGTTAAGCTCCGCGATTTCAGCTTGAGCCTTATCAATATAGAATTGAATGAAGTCTGGTGTTATATCCATAGTTTTACTTTCCTTTCAAAAATGTTTCAATATGTTGCAGAGGGACTGATTGTGCAGATACCCTCAACTACGCGCGTAACAGCATTGCCGCTACTCACAATTTCACAGTCATAAACATAGCGACCTGGAGTCAATAAATCGGTTTCTTCATTTGTCATAGACATTGAGACTTGATCATCCGATATGCTACAAGTAAATGATGCTGAGTTTGAAGAAGCCCAGTGTTTACGCAGTTTGGCCCTAGCTGAATAGCCAGTTAGGTCTATAGATTCTCCTTCCTCGTTTTGCACCGCAATTAAGAAGTTTACATCCGTGCCTTGATCAATAAAAATATTCTTTTGTCTTGCCATCTGTTTTTTATGCTGCTATTTTTGTAATGATTATACGGGCACTAGACCCAACAAGCAAAGGTGTAACAGTGCCTTTACTTCCTGCTATTGCTCGGGCTTTTGAAGTACGTTCGCCTATCATCTCTGTTGGACCAGTTTGTTGACTACCACCAATTACTACTTTTTCTGTTCTGGTATTATTTAGGCTCATATCAAAATGATGTTTAGCAGATGCAAGCTGCCTTGTTCCAGAAGAATATACTCTATCGTTAGCTTCAGTTTTGGAGAAGTCCCCAAAAATAGGTATGACAATGACATCATTTTCTTCAGTTTGTGATACATTTCCTTGGATAGGAACTTCTCCCATACAATCAATTGTATCATCATCTTCAGTGTTAGAGACTAACCCTTGAACAGAAACTTCACCAGATGAAATGATAGTATCATCACCTTCAAGGCCAGACAGATTACCATTTATAGCTAAAGCACCGGCTGAAATAAAGGTATCATCATTTTCAATTTTAGATAGATCACTATTTACAGCTAAGGCGCCAGTTGAAATAACACTATCATCAGCTTCAGTTTTTGATAGAATGCCTTGTGGGCCGCTGATAACACCAACGGATGTAATTGTATCATTTTCTTCAGTTTTAGAAAAAATACTCTGAACTGAAGTTTGTGTAGTAGAGGAAATCGTATCATTTTCTTCAGTTTTAGAAGATATTCCTTGAACAACGGTTTGACCAGCAGAAAGAATAGTATCATTGGCTTCAGAAATAGTAGCATCACCAACACTTTCTTGTGCAGAGGTGCCTGTTGCTGATAATGTATCTCCAGTTTCAGTTTTAGATAGATTAGCCTGAAGTGATATAACACCAGCAGATGAAAGAGAATCATTTTGTTCTGTACCAGCAAAATCACTTTGAAGTGAGATCGCACCAGCAGAAGAAAGTGAATCGTCTGCTTCGTTCTTTGAAACAGTACCATTAACAGGAATTGTGCCGGCAGATGTGCTTGTATCATTAGCTTCAGTTTTGGAAAGCTCCCCATTAACAGGAATTGTTCCACCTGAAGAAATTGTGTCACTGGCCTCGGTTTTAGAAAGATTGCCTTGAATATCAGCAACACCAGCTGATGTAATTGAATCATTCGCTTCAGTTTTAGAAGCATCGCCTTGAACAGCAGAAATGCTTGTAGAAGAAAGAGAATCATTGGTTTCAGTTTTAGAAAAGTCGCCAATGATGGTAAGTGTGGCAGCAGAAGAAAGAGTATCGCCTGCTTCTGTAATAGAGGCAGAACCAGTTATACCACCTTGAACCCCAGCGGAAGAAAGAATATCGCCTGCTTCAGTAATAGAAGCTACACCAATGTTTTCTCCATTAATACCAGCAGAAGAAAGAGTATCGCTGGCTTCAGTTTTGGAAAGAGTGCCTTGAATATCAAGTATGGCTGTTGATGTAACTGTGTCATCAGCTTCAGTTTTAGAAAGTGTGCCTTGGATATCAAAAGCACCAGCAGAAGAAAGAGTATCATCAGCTTCAGTAATAGTGCTGTCAATAAGAAGATCAATTACACCATCAGCAAGAACAGTATCATCCTGTTCTGTGTTTATAATGTCAGCTGCAATTTCACTAACGCGAAGAGTTACATCGTTAGGATTGGCATGACCTTGATAAAGAAAAATTCCTTGGGGCATTTTAAAAAGTTACCCCTTTAGTTTGGCGACCCAACTAGAGTATTGACTGTTGTTCCAAAAACATCAGGGGCACCAGCTTTATATGCCACAACAAAAAACGTTAAGAGATTTCCATATATATCTACAGCCTCGCCGCCAGTAACGTCAAAAGTATAATTGCCATTTGCGTCAGAAACCGTTGCGCCTCTTAACAATCCTGACACAGTTTCATAAATCTCAACGCTGCAATCACCCAAAGCTGCCCCGGCTGAATCGCGCGTTACACCACTAACAGTATAACGTGTCGGTTTGAAATATGTGGTAACGTCAAAGACCACTCTCATGGCCCCCACAAATGGCATTGGTGTTGTGACCATGTTTTAATTCAATGACTGAATAAAGGCATATTGAGGTGTTACAGTGCCAGCAACAGAAAGTGTCCAACCGATGCAAATGCCGGTCGGGATAGAAACGTCAACAGTAGCAGAAGTGCCTCCAAAAGAAACAGCAACCGCAGCACCAGCAGCACCGGGAGTGCCTGTGGTGAAACGTCCAGTGCCAATCACAGTTGAGTTGACGCCGGGAGCGCCTACAGTTCTACAAACGCAAACGAAATCCAGCATCCAAGGGTGTGCAGTTGTTGCGCCTGGAGTTGTTACAGCGACAACGTTTGGACCCATAGTGATACCAGCAGCGACAGTCAAACCAAAACGAGGTGTGATAATAAGTGTGCCGGTAGCAGCAAAAGACATAATACCGCCAGCAGTAACACGCCAGATTTTTCCAGGCCGAGCTTCGTTAGCGCCAATTGGTGTAAAGTTGCTAACGTTCCAAAGAATAGTTTCTGAAGTGGCTGTAACGGCTGTGAGGTTCGCAATAGGCGGCTCTGCCATTACATCGGCAAAATATTGTCTACTCATATTAGGCGTTTCCTGCGCTTAGAGAAAATGTATTGATTGTGATTGACTGACCAGAGTTAACAGCAACGTTGTCAAGGGTCATATCTCCCCCGCCACCTGTATTTGTGACAGTACCTTGAATATGGGCAGTAGTTCCATCAAGCGCATAAATTCTAAAATGTGCGATAGTTCCACTCGCATCAGCTGAAGTATCTTGCCAAGTGCCAGATTTAGCTTTACTACCAGAAGCAGCAGCGGCCATCCAATCTACAGGTAAGCTAAGTGTTGCGATAACAGTACCAGAATCAGCAGTTGCAACGTCAGCTGGAGCGGCACCCGTTCTCAGTTTTAAAACAGCTGAAATGCCTATTGTTGATTCTACTGCATCTAGTTTAGCATTACGAACTGCGACTGAATATTGTAGTGCCATTTATTATCCCTTTAAAAAGTTCTTCTTTCTAGTATTTAGTTTTTAAGCAGACACAGCAATAGCATGACGAAACCCTTTGACAGTCGTGTTATTGGTGGCGCCGGTATAGCCTAAAAGGACATGTGTAGCATTTACTGTAGCTGTAAATGCTGCAATATCTGTGTTGGTGTAGATCGTAGCATATTCAGTCATGTAGGCTTGACCTCCATTATGAATGACAAGGATTTCGGTTGTTTGATAGGCATTTGCTGTGTTATCTTTGATAGATAATTGATATTTTGCAGAACGATAATCGGCTATGAAAAAGCTATCAATAACGACTTCTGTAAGCACAGCCGAGTTAGCATAAATCTGAGAAATGCGCCCTTGTCCAAAGTTTAGAATGTTCAGGGTAAGAGTATTAGCAAGGGTAGCATTGTTTGTGGTTTTGTCAAAAGTAAAGCCATTTGTACCATTGAAGTCGCCTGAATCGTTGAACTGAACGTTTGTGTTTGCACCCTCAGGCGTGCCAGAACCAGAACCACCTGTTGCAGAAATGGTGATATCAACTGTGTTATTTGCAACATTATCTTCTACAATAACTGTAGCTGTTCCGCCTTGAAGGAAATTGATTCTTGGTCTGTCCCCAATATTTACTTCATTATTAGCGACAACGATATGTGAATCAAGATTTGTATAGCTCTTTCCATTTACACGAATACCCAGTGTATTGGCCAGAAAGCCAACGGTTGAGTTTCCAACGGTGAGATTGCTAGCAGTAATCTGTGTTGAATTAGCAACAGTATTGACAGTTGAGTTTCCAACAGATAAAGTGCTACAATAAATTGCAAGAGTGCCATTGGCTTGGACATTACCGCCCCGAATTACATTAGCAGCAAAGGTATTGGCAGCAAAGATACCATTGACAAAGCCATTACCTGTAGAGACTGAACCGTTTGCAGTTAGATCAACAGTTACAGCATATTGGTTAGCTAAGTCAATAAGAAGATTAATCTTATCAAAGACACTTTGGAAATTCTCAATTGCTGTATTAACGGGAACGATAGTAACTGTCATTTAATTTATGTAATCCAGTTCTTTCCTATTGGCCCGAGATAAGTGTCTTTATATTCCAGTTGTATTATTCTCTTTTCCAATTCCTCTAGTTTCTTTTCAAAACGTCGTCTTTGAAGAATGGCTTCTTTTTGTAGTTTATATCGCTCTAGATCATGCTCATTTTTATTTATGAGAGCTTTTGTTGAATCATCTATCTCCCAGCCATCTTTTTCAGTCTTCA